CAAGCGGACGCCCTTACCCTAGACCCGAAGTTTATCGCTTTGTTTGATGCCGTACACGCTTCGCCGCCGTGCCAGTCGTACTCTGACCTCGCCAAGCGGAACAAAAACGCTGATGAGTGGCCGCGTTTAATCGAACCTGTACGGGAAATGCTGATTCGAACCGGCCTTCCATATGTCATCGAGAATGTGGACGGCGCACCACTCCTAAACCCCGTTGTTTTATGCGGAACAATGTTCCCGAAGCTTCGCGTGCTTCGTCATCGGTTATTTGAGGCGAATTTTGTGATAGCACCACCGCCTCACAAAAAGCACCCGAAGGTCCACACTTTCGACAAGCGAAAATCCCATTTTGGCAAGACCGATGAAATGAAGGATTTTGTGCAGGTTACCGGCGGAGGCAACTGTACGCTGGCGGCCGCGCGCGCGGCTATGGGCATTGACTGGATGACAAAGGGCGAAATTAACGAGTCGATACCGCCTGCCTATACGGAATTTGTCGGGAAACAGTTGTTGTGTTACTTGTCCGGCGCTGAGCAAGAACTGCCGCTGGCGCTACGGAATGCGTAAGCCCGGCTCAAAAGAGCGGACGTTGAACGGCTCGACAATACAATGATGAATCAAGACAGGCTTGTGAAGTACATTCGCAGTTTGAAGGAGAGGTCCTACTAGATGTTGACATACGAGTCCGGCGTCAGTGAGGGCGGGTGGCAACTTGTTGTCTCGTTCCCAGATCAATCGCCTAGCTTTGCCCACGGTGTAGAAGCTGGAAAACTATGGGCGCGGCTTGGTAACGGCACACAAGCGACCGTTGAAGAAACGACGATGGCCGAAAATCGAGAAGTTCTGCGCCGCATAGCTGAATATCTCGGCTGGAAGGTCGAAGTTGCATCGAGCGAAGTCCTTGGGTGGGATGTATCAAAGTTCACCAAAATCGAACCAGCAGGCAAGCACGTAAATCCGCACGGCCTGCGCATAGTTGCACCATGACACAAGATGTAGGGCAGGCCGATCCCCGGCCTTTCAGGAGAGACAGATGGCCTTCACCGAAACCGACCTTAATTCTGCCTATTCCGCCACCAAAAGCCTCGGCTCCCCAATCGGGCGCAACGACACGGACGCCGGAAAACTGACCCTTGAACAGGCCGCGGCGCTCACGAATTGGGTTGATTGGCAGACTTGCTCCACTTTCGAGGACAAAAACGGCAAGTCCTTCCCCATACAGGCTGTTTTGGACTTGTGGCATGCCAGCATCGTTTACGAAGACTTTGAAAGCTGGTTTTCGGAGGAACCTAAGAACGCCCGCAAGGCGTATGCCGCGATCTGCTGTAAACACAAAATCCAGCACGGGGCTTGAGCCATTTTTAGTGTCCAACGTGAATCAAGATCTGAGCAAGCCCGACAGCCACGGAAGTAGCAACAGCAATCATGGTCCACATTCGAACTGTGCCATCGATGGCCTGCTTATCACTGCCTGCGTGCTGGTCGCGCGAAGACTGTAGACTGGCCAGCGACGCGGACATGATCTTCAGCTCCGGGTCTGACACGCTTGTCTTGCCCTCGCCGCGGTCCATCCTCGACTTCTGATCGCTGATCTTGTCGTTCAACGCAGCGAATGCGGCGTTGAACGAGGTCTGAAGCTGCTTGATCGCCTCTACCGTCGCCGTCTCGCTCTTAGAGATGGCGGCAGAATTAGAAAAGTTCTGCACGCCAACCAGTTCCTTAGCGGCTAGCAACGCGGCGTCGACGGCGGTCTTATTTGCGACAGCGAGCTGAGAGTTACGTTTTTCCACCTCATCAAACTGCATCTTGATGCCAGCGAACTTCTCACCATGCAAGTCGCTTAGATGACGAACCTGATCGCGAACAAACCCGACTAGCTCGTTGCTCACTTTCTCAGTAAGCTTGATGGCCTTGTCCATCCCCTCTAGCCGCGTGTCGAAGACCTTGAAGTTCCCCTCAACGATGCTGAGAACCAGCTCCTTCAGCCCAGCCTGCTCGCGAATGAGCTGCTGGGTCGTTAGATAAGTCGGGTCGGAGCTTGGCCGTGATCCATGCTGATGATTGTTGTTGCTGCCGTCATCATCACTATTCTTGGTTACATTCTTGGTTACATTCTTGGTTACCATGGTTATGGTTTAACTCTCTGTTAGCCTTCCTTTTTTTTTTCTTCTTTTATACTAGCTTCAGAGTGACTTGATATATCCCTCCTGGTTGCTGAACGGTGTGTAGATAGACGGGCTGGAACCTCCTGCCGGCCCAGTCGATCAGCTTAGGAAGCGCCGCGCCAGGCGGGCAAGGCAGCTGACGCTCCAGCTCCTTGACCGGGGGAAACACCGGAGCGGCGGCCTCCGCGATGGCAGGCACGACGGCCGCCGCCGTGGCAGCTAGCAAGAAGTCCCTGCGATTCTTCATGCGCCGACCTCAGCCATCTTCGTCAGCAGGCCGTCGAGATCGAGGCCAGGAACGCCCTGCGCCGCGACCCACTCAGGGTAGACTTCGGCGTGAGCCTCGTCGATCCAGTGTCGTGCGGCAGACGGAGTCATCGGTATCTTCTTGCCCCAACTGATTACCCACAGCATGCCGCCGCGCACGTCAACCACTGGGATATCGTGGCCACCAGGCTTGAGATTGTTCAAGCTAGGCTCGTAGTTCCACGGCACGCCGGCGTCGAACTGGTCCTCGGCGTAGTCGGGGATGCCGATGCCGATGCGGCAACACCCGAAGTACTGCACGCACCACACGATGTGATTCCATGACCTCGGGTTGATGTTGGCCACAGCTGCGGCCTGACTGCCAAGCCAGCCGACGTCTCGCATGTAGTCGACCATGTTCAGCTCGGCTAGGCCGTGGTCGGTCGGGTTGTTCCCCTTAACCAGAGGGGCGTTGGGATCGAACGGCGGCAGTGGATTTCCGTTCTTATCCTTAGAGGGATAGAGCGTGCTGACGGTAGTGTACAAGGTGAGCACGTCCGCCAATGTTGGTACGATGATCGGTCCGATGTTTGCTGATCTCAACATCTTCTCGTGACCAGTGTCAGCGACAACACAGCAGCCGTACTTGTCATTATCGTACATCGGCCAAGGCACCGTCACCTTGGCTGCGTAGTTGTTGGTCTCCGTCGGTGCCGGGCCGAGTGGGTCCAGCACCGACGACATCAGAGACATCATCTGCTCAGTGACCGGCGTGATGACTGCCGGCTTCTTTCCTAGCTTGTATCTCTGGATCATGTTAATGATAGCCGTGAATGACCACACCATGCGGAGCAAAGTGGGTCGGCGGCGTCACGCCGATGACGGCAGATTGCGTGCTGGAGCTGCCCTGGAGCCGCCTATACATGGCTGCAGCCGCTGCGGGCGGCAGCGCAGTGACGACTCCGATGATGATGCCCGCAACCTGGTTGACTATGCTGATGCCAAGATTGATGGCGGCCTCCCAGCCAGGGCCAAACAATGACGCCACCGTGGCCGCGATGCTATCGGCAATTGGGATGAAGCCCTTGGCGTTCAGAACGATTGCCTGAACCTGATCGACGAAGGCCGTCCACTGGGTCTGGAAACCAGCCAGCACGGTGGGGATGGAAGTCCCAGCGCCGCACGCGGCAAGAGGAAGAGCCATCACACCGACGCCGGCGCCGCTCAGAAGTTTTCTGCGAGAGAGCATGTTAGTTGTCCTTCTTGTTGTCGTTTCATTCTTTAGCGATGACCACCACCGCCGCCACCGCCGTGAAACCTACCACCTCCTCCATGAAACCCACCACCTCCTCTGTGCCAGAATGGACCGAAGCCGGGGCCGTAAAAGCCGCCACCACCGATGACGACTTCAGGCTGAACATCGACGTAGCCTTCTGGCGAGACGCCGACGGCGCAACCAGTCAGCATGAAGGCAAAGGCGAAAGACAGCGCGGCGAAGATTGTTAGTTTGATCATGACAGGCTTCCTGTTGTGTGTGTTATGGTATCAGGCGTAAGCGACGACGGCGTCACCGTTGGCGTGAACCACGTTTTGAGGATGAAGGTCGCGAACTGGCCGATGAGACCGATAACCACGATGATTGCGCTTTGCTCAGTAGCGGTAAGCTCGATCTTGTTGCCGGTGACAAACGCGAGAATCATAGCCAACGCCGCCACGATCTGAGTCCAATTTACCTTGCTCAGCCACGCAGACTTGACCTTGACGAGAGCGATAGTAGGAGTATCTGTCATTTTGGTTTACCCTTAGCCTGCGCGGCACGATAAGCGTCTACGGCATCGAGCGCTACAGTGACGACCTCGGCGACGATGGTCTGCACTTCCGCCAGCGTTATCTCGCTGCGGAACATGGACGGTATGTCCTTGTCTAGCTCGGCCTGCACCACTGGCACGGCGGCATTGGTGCCTATCGAGTACTCTTGTTTGGTCGCCATAACTCACTTTCCTGTCCAGAACGTGTCGCTGTTCACCCAGCACGGGTCAAATAAGAACACCATGAACAAGTCGCTCTGGCTGATTCTGTCTTTAGGCCATACCTTAGGCATCTTCCAGTAGCCCCCGATCGCGAAGGCGAAAGCTAACAGCTCAGCGCAGAACCAAGCGCTTGAATCCTGCCAGCTCCTGCTCGTGGGCAACGCATCAGACAAGAAGCGGTACAGCGCGGTGTTGTCGAACGGCTTGCCGATCTGGGTCTCGGCAATGGCATATATGCCGTCGGCCAGCGGTGTCTTTATCACCATGCGCTTGCGCAGGCCAAACGCCTCATAGTCCGGCGGCCGGATTGCGACGCCTCTAGGATTCCCCAGCAACACCGGGGCATTAGGGCTGTCAGACGCCCCCAGCACGGTCCCGTTGGGCATCACCAGGTCGACATGGCTAAACGGGGAGTGTGACAGGTGCCGGATAACCCAGCTGGCATAGTTGGGAAAGAACGGCCACCGCCACGTCAGGATGTTCTCGGTGGTGGAGAACTGGATAGTAACCTCGTTCATCTGCTCAGCGCGGTGGCGGCTGCCTGTAACGTGTCCAGCGATGCAAAATAATCTGCTGCGATGGTGACTAGATCTAGCGTTCGGAGGATGGATTCTTTCTGTAGTTCCTGTATCAAGTAAGCAATGTCGACTGAGCCATCGGCATTCATGATAGAGCCTCTGGCTGCCAGTGGCAGCGTCTCTGAGGCGTCGTCGCTTATGCTGCGGCAGACGTTGAACGGTATGCCGTTCTCCTTACAGAACACGGCTACAGAATAAGTCTCGTCATCGATGGCCAGCGCTTTTGTGGCCTTGTAGATCGCGGCCCTCTGACCTCCAGTGTCTGCTAGATCCATGGCCCCAGACGAGAACCACGGCACTGAGGTCAGGTTCTTGTTCCACATCACCGGCACAGGATCGGTAGGGCCAGGAGATTGCGGCACCACGTAGCTACCCATTTGCATCACTGCGTCGTTCCACTTCGGGTCGCAGTACCAACGATTGCCTATGTTATCGACGACCGTAGTGGCTAGGACCACGTCGGCAATCTTAAGTGAAGCAAACAAACCACCAGCCAGGCCCATCGAGATGACGCGCGTGCAAGTTGGCGGTACCTGCCCCATCAAGTTCTCCTTGGCTGTGCCGGTCAGCACCGCATTGTTGGGGAACGCTGCGCCGAGAACGTCGTACTCAGACGGCATCCCACACAAGATGACGTCGGTTGAGGCGATAAGGTTCATGGCATCATCACCACCGATTGATCGATCATGGCCATGCGGGCCAGAATCGCGGCGCATCCGAGTTGGCGGTCAATTGCGTCTGGATCGTAGTGGCCGTCGCTGACGAACTTCCCTGATTTATACTGATCGGTCCCGGCCCAAAGATAAGGACTAGGAAGCCCCATCACCGCATATCCAAGTCCGTTGTATCGCTCCAGCAGCGTCAGGAGGCCGCCGATCGACCAATCTTTATTCCTTGCCGCAAACGGTGCGCACTGCTCTAGCGCGAAGATCGCAGAGTCAGCCCAGCTTGACCACGGCCCAATACCGACTGGCACGTGGATGGTAGGTGCGTCCCACGGGTCACCGTTGACAAGACACCCTGCCCAGCTCTGCGATGCCTCGCGCTCGTGGATGACCGCGATGACGAACCACGGCACGCCAGTCTGCATGCTGACGGTCTGATATCTAGTCTTAGCGTCAGGGGCCACTAGCGCCGCGGCCACCTCGCCGAGCAAGTTGGTTGTCAACTGGGAGGTGTACATCACCTTCCAGCGTGTGTGCATCACCTTCCAGCGTGCCGCATTGCTGATCTTCAGTGCTGCGATGTTGACCATCTACGAGTCCGGCTTGGCATAGACGAACACACAGTGCGGATTTGCATCAGGCACAGATTTGTTGGTCGCGGCGTCAAGCATAGGCGTCGCGCAGATGTGGCACCTGTTGTCCTGAGACTTCCTGATCTGACCACCAGTGAACTCATGATTATGCCACTGCAGGCCGTTCTTCGTAGGGGTAATCTCGTCGCACGACGCTATCGGGTGGCACTCGCCGTGGTCACCGTGCTCGTCGGCGGCGTGGCAGCAGTCGTCAGGGTACCAATCATGCGGCGACGCTCTATTGACTCCGAATGACAGGGCCAGCACGAGGATCAGGATGCCGCCGCCGATGACGATCAAGAAAGCGCCGATAATACTAATTACCAGCCACACGACCCTCATCAGGTTGCGTTCCATCGCCTTCCAGCTGTCGTCCCAGTCATCGCTCATGCTAGGTAGCGCGTCACCACCAGAGGTTTTCTAGCAGACCCGGGGGAGGTGAAACCGAGCCGCAGGTTCATTGACTCAAAGCGGCGACGCGCCCGGCAGCATCGCCCGGCCCGCTCCGGACAGCGACGCCGTTTCTGAGAAAGTTGATTGTCGGCGCTCCCAGTATCTGGGCGGTCCAGCCCGAGAAGCTACGCACGTACGGCGCTATCTCCTTCTTGCGCTGGTCCCAGGTGTGCTTGAATTGCTTGGCTGCCGCCCATTCCACCTTGCGCACGAAGTGCTTGTCCTTGGGGTCCATGGGCACGCCACACAGCAGTATCTTCTCGTGGCCAAGCTCACGCGCGATCTTGACGGCGAACAGCCCAACCGAGCCGTTCCAGTCCTTGGTGTGGTTGGTGGCACCGTCGCACGCCTTGTGCGCCCACACGCAGCGCGGCTTATTCTTGTTGCCGCGGCGCCCCAGCCATGCCCGCAGCTTGTCCGGGTGTAACGTGACGGCGTGGTCGATGTGGTGGGGGAAGTGCTCGATCATGTCGTTGACGACGAACGTGACCGGGAGCATGCCGGCGTCGGCGCACATCTTGGTGGCCATGTCGTACTCCGCCATGGTGCTCATGGCTCCCCCGACGACGACGGCGACGCTCGACTCCGAGAGCTGAGGAGCTGAGACCGGAACCGGTGCCGCCGCCATCGAGTCGACGGCGAGCATGGCCTTGCCGTCGACCGTGCCCTCGCAGCAGATGCTCTCGATGTCATTGAACTTCTGGCCGATGACCTTGCCGTGGCCCTCGACGCCGCGCAGCTCCGCGTGTTCTGATGATCCAGGACGGCACAAAGTAGTCTTGAAACCTGCATAGTAGACCAGCGACTCCAGCAGCGTCTCCGTGTAGGCCATCTGGTGACCGTGCTCGTACAGGATGCCGCCCATGGCGCCCCTGACCGTGGCGCCGTTCTTCTGGAACTTGGTGGTAAACTTGAAGTAGTCCTGGTCACCATAGCGCATGATACGCTCAACGGACGGTACGGTGATGCGCAGCACTCCGGTAGGCTTCAGCACTCGCCAGCACTCCTTGAAGAAGGCGACAGCGTCCCTCAGCGACACGTGCTCAACCACATGCTCAGCTAAGATGAAGTCAGCGTGGTTATCTGGCCACGGCAACGACTTGCTTATATCCACGTCGGCGTCGTGATTGTCCCACCCCGGCAGCCGATTGGTACCGTACCCCAGGTTTACCCGAACCGACGAAGCTGCCGTCGATGAGGAAGTACCCTGACCGTTGCATCTCGGCTCGAATACAGACACTGGCGCAGAGGTTGGCGTCAACACGGCAACTTCCGTAAGGGCACTCTCGTTTTTGCATAGGTTCAGCTCCATGAACTTGTCGTAAATGGCTGCGCCACCGTCGGCGTCTCGATTGCAATGGGTGATCCAGTCCAAGTTCAAGCTATCCAGATTTTCCACCGTGATCTGGTTCTTGTCCTTGCGCATGCCCTTCCAGGGCATCCACTTTAAGTCACGCCATACGATGTTGCGCACCACGATCTCCGGCGTCGGCGCCGCCTTGCGCCTAGGCCAGTCGTACTGACCGACGAAGTTCTTAGTCCGCAGCCACTCCACGTTAAACGCCATCAGGCCGGTCTCCACCCACTTGTTGGATCCGGCGCCGGTCGCGCCTGTCACGGGGATAGAGATGACCTTGGTGCTATCCTTGGCCATCTGCTCAACGATCGGCCGCACGGGCAGGCGGAACAAGCTGTCGCCCTCGATGACGAACGTGTAGTCCCATCCCCCGTTGATCGCGGCTTCGAGCCCCTTGCACGTCGCGCGGCCCCACCCGTCACGGCCGTTGCGCCGCGACAAGTGGCCGATGTTGTCGGGGAAGTTGAACAGCATGCGGTGCGCGCGTAAGTCAGGGGAAGCAGGCAGCGCCACCCACTCCCCGTGGTTGGCTAAGGGCAATTGTAGAGGTGACTGCGAGTCCACAACCAACACGTCGCAGTCGGCATTGATCCTGTCATCGATCGTGAGGCATTGATCAAGCAAATTCACTCTGGGCTGGCTGTCGGCGTAGATAGTGTGGATGATCAGGATGCTCGGCGCCAGTGGCTCCGGGATCGGACCGAGGACCGCAGGCGTAGCTTCAATACTGGCATCAGGCACCACCTCCTTTATCCTCTCGAAAGCCAGCCAGGTGTCCTTGACGTGCTTGAGGTCGCGCCCGGAGGCCAGGAACTCATCGAGCGCCGGCTTGACGCCGAGCTTGGGCACGGGGTCAAAGATGTAGTAGTCGTGCCAGATGATGATGCCGCCGGGGCGCACGCAGGCCAGCGCTAGGTTAGTGTCATTGACGACGCCTTCCTTGCTGTGATCGCCGTCGATAAACGCGACGTCCACCTCGCCGATCTCCTCGGCGCGCACGTCGTAGGAACCTCGCGGGCGCACCATAAGCTCGAAGCCCGGGAGCCCGAGGGCATTCTTCCCCGGCACCTTCGGTATCTCGTTACGCTGAAGCGGGTGCGGCGTGACGTAGCCCAGCGGGACGTCGATGCCCACGTACTTCTTGATCGTCGGCACGTGCTCCATCAGCAGCTTGGCGGTGCCGCCCTCGTTGCAGCCAAACTCCACCACGCGCGTCGGTTCTACGGAGCCGACCAGCGCCACCAGAACTTCCCGCTCCATCTTGTTGAAGAAGTTGCCGGCGGCAAACTTAACCTCCGTCGCGCCGACCTCAGTCGGCGTAACCTGGGGCAGGTTCCTACTTATCAGCACTTTCCCCACGAACTCCTCCACCCGCGCCAGTGCAGGCGCCATGGTGATGCGCTTAGAGCACCCGGCGCACGTCCCTCGGCGCGAGTAGCACCCGCACGCCTTGTCTGGGTCTATCCCTAACGTCGGCGCCAGGTGCTCACCGGCCACGTCAGTGTTGTGGTAGCTCTCACCGCAGCCGTACACGATGATGACTGACGTGCCGACGGCCTGCGACAGTACCGGGCCGAAGCCAGCTGGAGTCAGCACCATGTCGGCTTCTTTGAACAGCGCCGCCATGGTCTGGAAGTCCAGTTCGCCGTGATGGAGCTTAACGTCCGCGGGCATTTCCTCCCCGGTAATCCACTCGATACTGGGGCGCAAGTCCGCTAGGCTCACAACAAAGAAGCGATCCTTAATCGTTTGATAAATTTGGTTGTAGGCACCAGCATCCGGAGCGCGAATGGACCCGTCCCACTCCTTGCGCAGTACATTCGGGCGGTAGACCAGCAGCGGTTTGCCGCCGAGGCCCCAGGTGGCGATCAGCTTGCGAGCGCTCTCCACCCACTCTGGCTTGAGCGGGAAACTGAAGTCAGGGTACTTCGGGTACGCCACGTTGGCGCCGCCACATATCGCCGCCGTGATGGTGCCGCCGAAGCGCCTTATCAGGTCGGCATTATAGCCGATCCTCATGACCGGAGTGCGAGCTGACGGCAGCGGGTCGCGGAACAGCCCCCGCTCACGCGCCAACGTCTTGGCCTGAGCGTGTAGGTTGGTGTTGCGAACGCACAGCTTAAGCCCTTGCTCGTGCAAGTCCCAGTACATGAGCCAGTGCGGCGTGTCCAACCACACGGTATGCGTCTTCATCTTCTCGCGCAGCATCGCGCGCTGGTGCAGGCAGTCGCCGATGCCGAACATCCCCACCAGGTGGAGCGGCGGCTTGCCTGGGCCCTTCTGCGGCGACGGCGCAACGATCTCTGGCGCGGGGAACTGCGTGACGCCAACCTGGCTCAGCGCGTACGTGGCGCCGCGATTGCGCAGCACGCTGACCACGCGTTCGCCGAGGTCCTCGCACACGGTCTGCCCCGGCATGATCCGGATCAGCCGGCCGGTGATGCCGTCCTCGATGACTCGAGGCGACGGGCTCAGGTTCTTAACTTCGTAGATCACTCAGCACCACGGCGTTCTTGAACCACTAGGTCATGACGCATGTCTGCTCCAGGTAGTCATCGGTGATGATCATACTTAGAAGGGCTGCGTTCCGGATGGTAGTATTGCGTAGGGGCCCAGGTTGCCTGGGTAAGTTGCATACCAAAGTGTGGTTTCCAAGCCAAAGTCACGGAAGGCGGGCGGTGTATATGGACCGCTTACTTGCCAGTATGAAGAACCACCTGTTGGCCACGTGTACACAAGGTTACCTTTCTTTATCAGGGACATGGCGACGGTGCCCTGCGCGCCCGCAATAATACCAGAATCACCGCTTGGGAGACTGAAATCAGCTGGCGCGCCAGTGCCATACGACCCCTGACTAACAAGCACGAGGTCTCCAGTCACAAAATAGGTGCCATTCCAGTAAGGTGGTGGGGAGCTTGAGCCGGGCGCTATCGCATAAACTTGCCAAGTAACGGCACCGCCCTCAGTTAGAGCAAAGCTCACGCCGCCCTCATCTGCCGTGATGAGAAAATCGTTTGCGCCGTAGTTAAAACCGAATGTCTTAATACCTGGGGAAACCTGAAGGACGCCTGCCGTATTGTTAAGGATAAAGGTGCCTGTCCCCTGTATATTATCACCCGGATTATTATCTGGATTGCCAAGATCGATGTAGACACTCTGAGTTCTTGTCTGTGAGCTATTTACCTGCTGAAGGATAGTGGCGCCGCTCACGCTTATATAGCCCGGATTACCTCCACTTCCGGAAAAAGCAGCAGTCTTACCGCCAATAGTAGCAGTACCTACGATACCAACATTGGTACTACCGCCAGCGAAAGTAACGTAGTAGCTGCCAAAACTGACATTGATGATGTTCTGAAATGGGTCTAGCCGCCACGGCGGGTTGATGGTGATGGTGTCTGGCATCAGCCTATGAACCAGCCGGTTCCATCGCTCCACACCGGCATGGCAAAGGCACCACCGCCGACGGCCGGCGCTCCAAAAGTATTAACTGTTGCATCAGTAACGAAGTCTCGTATTCCGACAGCAGGAGCAAATAGAGAAGAAACAGTGTTTGCCGTACCACTGATGCTTGCGTATGTCAGTGTGCCGCTGACGTCTGCATAGGTTATTCCGAGGGCAGCTATTGTAGAGTTAACCCATTTGCTGTCGTTCCACTGAAGCAGATCTCCCGAGTCAAGTGGACTAAGTATCTGAACGTCAGTAAGATTTTCCAAAGTATATGTAGGCAAGGTAGGAACGGCATTCGCCCACATCGAGCCGTTCCACCTTAGGATGTTGCCTACGGCTAGCGTTGTCAGCGTGACGTCGCCCAGAGCGGATAAGTCCATCGTGGCCCACGCCACCGTCGGCACGGCGATGCCGCCGATCGAAGTGGCCGTGAGCACCTGTCCCACCGTGCCGCCGGTAGGCAGCACGTTGCCTGGCATCGAGAACAGGACCTGGAAGTAGTTGTGGCCGTTGCCGTCGTTGGCGCCGGGGTCGAACGTCACCTGTCCAGGATCGGCCAAGACGACGACGTACACCGTGCCGTTGATGTCAAACACGGTGTTGACCGAGTGCGGTGTGCTCGGCTGCCACGCCCCGACGAAGTTCAGATCGATAGCCGGCAAGGTGTACGGCCCGAGCATGGTGTGGTTGGTCAGCTCGACGAAAAAACTATCTCCAGATACGATAAAATCTGCGATGCTGGTCGGCGGCGTGGTGATGAAGCCGTTGATCAGCCCCAGCAGGTACTGGTCATTCTGCACCAGGTCCCAGAAATTGGTGTCGACAGCAGAGTTCACCAGGTCGCTGCCGGTGCCAGTGCCCCAGGCCCCAGTGGTGCGGTACGTCAGAGCTGTTATGAGTGGCATCTTAGCTTCCCGGGTATGGATAATTATCTTGGGTCGGGTTCTGGGTCAGCGTCCAGAACCGCTCCTGGCCGTCGTCGTCGATGACGTCGAGCACGTCGATGTACTGCACGTCTGCCCACACGCCTGGATCAAGCATCAGGGCTGCGCTGCCGTCGTCGTTCAGCTGATAGCTGCCGTCGTCGTTGGTCTGTATCTGGCCGCCATAGATGCGTACCACGTGGCACGTGTCGTGAACCCCGCCCTGGCCTCCAGCCTTAGAGAAGTCTGGCGGCGTCGTGCTGGAGTCGATGCTGTCGTAGATGGCAACGTCCGGGGTGGCGCCGATAGAGAGCGCGGCCCCAGGTACCTCGCCGTCGTAGTTGTCCACGGCGTACACTGACACCTGGCCGCCGCCCTGGTACGCCCCGTCCGTGTCCAGGTTGACGCCGCCGGCCGCAGGGTCGTTGATCTCACGCGGGCCGCCCGTGGTATTCTGGTCATAGACCATGAGCTGGTCGACGCGCTCCACGATGAAAGCCGGAGTGCCTGTCCCGGGGGTGACAGTTCCTGTCCACGGGTCAGTGCTGTCCAGGTTGTAGACGATCGCAGGGTGCGCCTGTCGCACCTGACCCACGGCCATGACCGCGCCGGCCGGGGTGCCGTCAGGGATGTTCCCCGCCTGACCAAGGTTAGAGAACGAGAGTATCTGCAGCTGGCCAGTGTCGTTCTCGTTGAACCCGACAGACTTGATGAGTGGAATATTGATGCCGTTGCCGCTGCCGCCGGGGTCGATGATGAGCAGGGGCTGCGACACGCGTATGCCGGTAGCCGTGGAAAGCGGCTGTGGGCCGGTGGTGACAGGGCCATCAGCCCCGGCAAGAGCACCGCCACGTGGGCTGAACAGCGTGGGCATCAACTTACCCGGTTGACGTGACTTCGGTCGGCGTCTTCGGCACGTAGAATGTCGCCACTATGTGGACGTGCGCGGTGCCGGACTTGACGCTGCCCCCGGTCCTGCCGGGGGTGATGATGACCAGCGGCGGCTGCCTGACCGACGAGTAGACGCGGTCTGGCGGCGTAGAATTGCCGGTCTGGAACTGTCGTATGATGGTTTCTAGGGGCACCTGCTCGATCTCCCTGTGCTACTATTTCCGATTGTCCAGCTCATGATGCCGCTCCGGTGGCCATGTTTATATTATGACCGCCGCTCGCGGCATCTACATCGCCATCATTTGAGAAGAATCCGTAGGCGCCCGTGGCGTTGCTACCGGTATAAACCCCGTCCGTGTCGAAATAGTTGTAGTCGTAAGTTCCGCCGACATTCTTACCGGCCGCATCGCTGTCCTGCCAAGTTATCAAATAAGAGATGGACTGACCGTTATTAGAGCCGCCGGGGGTAACTTGTCTAGCGATCACTGTGCAATACTCGACCAAACAATCAGTGATGGAGCCGCCTCCCTGGGTGTCTATTTGGATGCCGTCACCCGATCCATTCTGGTAGTTTGCTCCCAAAGCATTTTGTCGCATGGTGCAGAATTTGACTGTCGGGGCGGTATAAGTGCCGCCGTAAAACTGCGTCCAATTATTGTGAACACCTTCAACGCAGGCGCTATTCTCGACAAAACAATATTCAATGGTGACCGTTCCCGTCCCTTCACCCACCCCAAAATTATCACCCGGAGAATTTTTAAGCCAGCAGTAGGAAAAGGTTCCCGTCTTGCAACCTATCAAATTATTAGGATATGCACTCTCAGTCCACGGCGCGGTGGTGGAATTAGGATTGCACCCACCATCCATTGTTAGGTAGGAGCCGATGAAATTGGTGTTGCCGTTAACGACGCCTGTTTGTCCGGTGTAGGCTGACGCTATTCCAAATTTGCACTGCGTGACGATATTATTGCTGCCATCATCATTGATCGTCCAAAGACCAGCGCCGGAAAACCCGCTCGTCTCACTGAAATCGAAACCGCTGATGGTGACATTGTTGCCTGTAATGGTGGCGGTGTAGTTGGACAAATTCACCGACACACCAGCAATGTCCATCGTGGTCGGATCGGCGAGCGTTATGTTCTCCGGGCATCCGGTATAGTAATCAACGCCCGCCACATTCCAAGGCGGCCGCGCAACATAGCCGGAAAGCAGCGTCGGATATTGCGGCGTCCCTGCCGGCGCACTCAACGAACCGTCGATCGCCGCATACGGATCAGTGACGCCACCGCCACCGCCACCGCCACCGCCACCGCCACCGCCACCGCCACCGCCACCGCCACCGCCACCGCCACCGCCACCGCCACCGCCATTGCTGTTGGAAACCGCCGACAGATCTATGGTCTTCGGTATGATCAGATCGGTGGTGGAGAGCTGGTACGCGTTGGTGAAGCTGTTGCCTGCCACCGGCATCAGTCTGAGGTCCAGGTAGACCTCGTGACCCACCATCAGCAGCGACGGGTTGGTCCTCTGAACGTTGTACGCCGCGTTCTGCATCTCCCCGACGGACGGGTTGTGGTTAGAGTCGTACGCCATGGTGACGATAGCCGACACCCACGGCTGGATCGCGGCCACTTGATCTCCCAGTGTGCCCACCGTCTCGTTGACTACGGCCACCTGCGCGGCGCTGGTCAGGGGGAACACCAGGCCGTCGTCTCCGGGGGCGCTGCTCAGCGGCGTGTAGCCGATGCTGTAGTCGTCAAACGGCACCACGACGGAGCCGGTGCTCTGGGTGTAGTCGGTGGCGTAGTCGGTGGCGTAGGTGTCCGGGCCAACGACCTCTGTCACGTGCCCCCCGGTCCCGACCGTGGCGCCGATCTTCACAGTGCCGTAGAGGACGCCTGTGTCGCCGTTGCAGCCATGCTTGATCTTGGTCACTTTGCCCTCGGCCACTCCGCCAGATATGCGGTAGTCTTCTATCGCAGCATTCATCCTGGTGGTGAGGCCGACAGCCTTGAAGTAGTTGTTGCAGTCCCAGCTCAGGTCCACCACCCGCGCGCGATAGCGCAGCCGTGCCACGCCGCGTGCCAACGCCGCCTGGATCGCCTGCTGGCCACGGTCGGTAGGGAAGAAGTCCCGCGCCGTCACGTTGCCGGGCGTGCCGCCGACGGGGATGGCGAACTTGCTCTGGGCCACGGGGCCGAGGCTGAGCCACTCCACCCCGGCGCCGCCGCCCCAGGTCTGGTCGCCTACCTCCACGGTGACGGCCCCCAGCGTGGTATCAAAGTTCGGCAGCAGAGAGGAAGTCTGGCCGCCGCTGACGCAGAGGTAGACCACAGTGCCGTCAGGGATGCTGGTACCGACCTCGTTCCACGTCACCTGACCGTCGGTCGAGCTGGGGTCGGTGCTGTACGGGCTGGTGGTGCCGCCGCGCATGCACTGCCACAAGTTGCCAGAGGTGTCGGTGGCGAACCACCCGGTGCCGATCTCGGACCCGGTGGGGATAGGCTCGTCGATGTGGCCCGCCGCCACGTAGTTGGCGTAGGTATCCAACGGGTTCGGCCGAATGGGTATGAGCAGTTGTCCGGTGGGGACGTTGGCTATTGCCTGCCACGGGACCGGCTCCAGGTTGGCGCCGGTGCATACCCAGTAAACGGTGCCGTCGATGGTCTGGTCACCAATCACGTCCGAGAAGTTCGGCTCCGTGGTCCCGGCCGTGCCCTCGACGACGGCTATCTGCGACGACTGAGAGATCACGCCGTTAGGCCCGGCCGGCGCCTGGCTAGTCGGGACGACCACGGTGCCGACTCCCACCACCTTGCCGGCCACCGCCAGCCAGCTCAGCACGTTGATCAGCGGCTGGCCGACGTCTACTCCTGGCAGCTTTATAAGCTCGCTCTCCTGCTGGATGGTGGGGTCCACCACCACCGCCTGGGTGCTGGCCTGCAATGTAATGTTCAGCTGCTCCTTGTAGTCCCTGTCTGGCAGGTAGCGCAGCGCCAGCGACGTGCCGATGATCCAGGCGTAGACGAAGAACAGCTGCTCGTCGTAGACGAACGGTATGTTGACCGTGATCGGCGCGCCCTCGATGGTGACGAAGACGCCCTGCGGGGCCTGCAGTCCGATCTGCTCGAACAGGTTCAGCACGACAGTCTGCGCTATGGCGCCGCCAGCGGGCCACGTGATCGACGTGGTTCGCGACATCATGTCGCCGAAGCTATGAAACTTGGCCGGATTGTTGTACGAGTAGTTGGCGCTGCCCGAGACGATGTACGCCGTGCCGGAGACATCTCGCGCCGTGGCCGAGTCGATCTGCCACCCGCCGCCGAGGCTGGCGCCGGCATGCGGCCACGACGAGATCAGCGAGTCCCCGGTCAGGCTGACGAACGTGTTGGTACCAAAGTTGACCACCCCGGTGGAGGTCTGCTTCCACCCCACGGTGGCCTCTATCTTGACGTTCTGCAGCGGGGGCGTCTGGCTGATGACCTCCTCGACGCTGTCGTACGGCGCGTCGCCCTGGCCGAACGTGATGATGCCATCTTCGCCGATGATGACATCTGTGGTGCTGACCACCATCGTCACCGGATTGATGTTCCAGACGCGCGAGTAACCCTGCAGGATGCTGTCTGGGTCGTCGCGGTGCTCATCGTCCAGCCAGATGGGGTCATACCCGGGGGGGACTTTGATGGTCTCGGCGACCTGCTGTTTCTGCTGGACGAAGTCGTCTGGCCAGGTCTGGTACTGCAGCGTGATGGTCTCGTTGAGGATGCTGGTCGGGATCGACATGAGGCGACCGTGGAACAGCGGGACCACCTCGCCGGACGCGTAGCTGTTGCCGTCGGGTCCAGTGACGGCGGCGCTGCTGTAGTTGTAGACGGAGAACCAGCACCAGGTCGGGACGCCCGCCGCTATCAATCCTCGGCGCGGATTGGGCACCTCGACGCTGAGCGTGGGCTTGCCGGTCTCGTCCTGCTCGTAGTCATAGCGCAGCACGACGAGGTCGTTGCGGTAGTGGTGCGGTCCGAACACGTCGTCGCCGTCGAACACCTGGGCGAAGTAGAAAGGTCCGGGAGGAAAACCTGACGGGCCTAGCATCTTACTGCTCTTGTAATTTCAAGCCCGAGCGATATTCAGCTCCCCACTCGTCAAACGACGTGGAAAAGCCGTACACCATCATGGTCAGCTCCGGCCGGTAGAACGTGAAGTGGCCTTCCTCTCTCTCCGACCCCGCCACCACAGGACGCGCCGGAGTGCCACCAGTGGGGAACCCTAGCTCCACGGCGCACTGGACTAGAACGACGGTGCCAAGCCAAGCGTCGTCCATCGCCGGCATCTCCACGTCGTTGAACGTGATCTCGCTGTCGTACTTCCTGAACTGCGGCGCCGTAAGATCAATCAGCTGGCCGTTGATGGACCGCCGGATCACCGTGCCGATGGCTGCGTCATTCTTGTCCCCGGCTATAATGCTGAGCGACTGCGTAGCACCGCGCACCGAGTACGTCGGCAGCTGAGGCGTGTCGGCGCCGGTGCTGTTGGAGATCGGCGTGATGACCAGGAAGCTCGGGTAGGCCATGTTAGCTATTCCTGCCGCCATACCAGTCCGGCACGCCGCCGCCAGTGAACATGGTGGTGATCTTGCGGTTGACCGCGCTGCGGCTGAGCTGGTCGATCTGATCCTGGCCGCCGCGCAGCCCGCTCACCACGCCCTTGTCGGTGCGCAGGTCCACCGTGTAGTGACCAATCGGACCGCCACCGGCGAACCTGTCCACCGAGCCGCCGCCCGCCAACCGCGGCGCCGCGGACGTCATGGACGTCGCGATGCTGTCTGAGAAGCCGCTGACCAGGCCGCCGAAGCTATACTGGTGCCCAACGTCGGATGCCAAACCGGAGCCGACCACGTTGCTGATGGCTGAGAACACACCGGGGATAGTCTTATGCTTCGGAGTGGCCCCGACCTCGACGACGCCGCCCTCGGCGAGGGACGACACGCCGACGCGCTCGGTCGCCTTGGCGTTGAGGATAAAGGAGCCATGAGGCAGCGCCGCGACGATAGAGTCGCTGGTGCCGGTGCCGGGACCCTCGATCCTGATCGGGCCGCCGCCGGCGAGGCCGATCTCATTGATCGCGTGCAGGATTGGCAGGCCAACCCGCGCCGTCATGTCGGGGGGAATGTAGGTCTCGCCATGGGAAACGCGCGCCACGGCCATGCCGCCGTGCACGGGGCCGCCGAACGCCCTGCTGACGACAGAGACCAGGCCGCCCTCGGCCCCGGCCGCCTGGGTGCCGCCTGACTCCGCCCCCTGGGCACCGCCAGGCTGAGCCTGGCCCGCAGAGGCCACGTTGATGGTCTGCAACGCACTCACGAAGCTGGACGTGGCGCTGGCAATCTGGTCAAGGCCGCTGGCGGCCTGGGAGGAAGATGAGCCGATCTGCTCAAGTCCCGGCGCGGCCTGCGTCGCCGCCGTCCCCACCTGGGTGAGACCCGCGGCGACCTCTCCGGCCCCAGGAGCAGTTCCCCCAGCTACGACCCCTCCGGCCTCCGGAGCGGCTCCCCCGACCTCCGGAGTAGCCTCCCCGCGTATGCCTAATGCGCTCCCGGTCTCGGGAGGGACAAGCGCCGCGGCTGGTGCGGCGACACCACTGATGAAGCCGAGAATACGCTGAAGAATACTGATGGCCGGAGATGCTTCTTCTTCTGCTGCTGGTGGCGCTGGTTCAGCAAGCGGCTGAGGAGCAAGCGGAGCAGAAGCAGGCGGCTGAGGAGCAAGCGGAGCAGGGGCAAGCGGCTGAGGAGCAAGCGGCTGAGGAGCAAGCGGAGCAGAAGCCGCCGCAAGAAGAGCATCAGGAGTGAGGGCAGGCGGCTGAGCAGGACCGACATGCTCGACAACAATGCCGCCAGTATTGGTGGCCTTTTCCGCCGAAACTGCCGGGGCTGCCGGTGCTGCTAGCGCAACCCTCGGGTGCGACTGCTCCTCTGGCGCGGCAGGACGGTACCCAGTGACGTTGCCGCCCTTATCAAAGACAGGGACGACCTCTCCAGATGGAACCGGCGCCCCGGCGAGCGGGCCGCCGCCCCCTGCTGCTGCTGCTGCTGTTGCTGCTGCCGCACCTGGTGGCGGCGCGGGTGGGGTAGGGAAACGATCGGCGAATGTGTCCGGCTTTATGCCCAGTAGTCTTCCTATTATCGGGTGCTCGCTGAGCATCTGCTGGTTGGCGGCGTGCTCCTCGTCGGCTTGTTTCTTACCAGCCTCATCCTTTGTCGGTCCAAACGTGACGACCGGTGCTATGTCTTTTCGTAGCTTGCTGAAGTCCTTGTTTGTCAGGTCTGTCCACGCCTTGGCAAGCGCGCCGACCTCCTCCACCGTTGACTTGATCGCGTCCCTAGTATGATCAACTTGGTTGATCATGAATTTCCCGGCGTCGGTTCCTTCTGAGAGATTGGTGAAATACTTCTTCAAGTCGGTGCCGACGGCGTCGAGTTCTGACCCGAACGTCTTCACGTTCTTGGCAGGATCGGCGAAGGCAGCGTCGGCGATAGGCTTGTAGCTCTGTAATCTCGTGAACAATTCTGTGAGACCAGGCCGCACTATGTTCAGGTACTGCTCGAAGTCGACGGCGTCGCGCCTGTTAAAGATCTTGGCCAGCGCGTTCGCCGCTCCCGGAGAAACTTGCTCGAGCTGTCTGAGCATTTCCACGGTCAGGTGCGCGCCAGCCCCCTGCTTGGCAAGAGCCTCGGTGAAGTCATTAGTCGCCTTGGCAGCCTGCTCATTTCTGACCCCGCTAGTTCGCAGGATCTCGTAGAGGGCCCCGGTGGTCTCGATGAGCTTCTCCGGGGAGAACGCGCCAGGCTGGGCGCGCTCCTGGCCGGGAACGGACCTGACTTGGATGGTGCTGCCACGACGCACGGCGTTCTGGAGGTTCTCAACCGAGGGTGCCAGCTTACCGACATCGGCACCGAGGCGATCCGCCTCCTTCCTCATGTCCTCGAACACCTTGGTACCGGCATCCGTGCCGCCAAAAACGTCCTCGAGGCGCCGCTTGGTGGCGACTGACTCGTCGCCAAGCTTGGCTAAACCTGCCAGGACCCCGCCGGCCAGGGCGATGGTCAGGCCACCAAGACCGACGCGCGCGGCCGAAGACAGCGCGCTGAGGTTTCCTATGCCCAGCCCAGCTTCCTCCAGGACGGGGTGGGCAACGTGCAGTGCCTCACGAAATCCTCTGGCCGCCTCCGACCCCTCATTGAAACGCCCGCTGGTCCTGGCGAGGCCGTCCTCGACGGCACCGAGACCCAGCAGGTCGAGCAAGCCTCTCCCGCCGCCGCCTCCACCAGCGAGTCCTGGTGCGAGCACGGATGGGAGCTTGACGGCATCGGAGCCGACCTTGTCTATCTGATCACCGGCATCTTTAGCCGCGTCGCCGGTCTTCTTGAACGTCTCCTCAGCGACCCTGGCCAGGGCCTCGAGCTTCGACTTGATGGTGTCGTCGCCCTCAAGGTCGATGGTGATGACGGCATTGTCAGCCATGAAGCTACTCCTGGTCCTGCTGCATCCTGGCAGCAAGATAGTCGCCGGTCTGTTGCGCGATCTTGCGGATGATCTCTATGATGTGGAACTTCTTCGGCTCGAACACCGAGTGCTTGGAGATCACCAGCGGCGTCTTGCTGCCTCTCCCAAAGAAACCCTCGCTGGGCTTAAAGTACAGCAACGGCTTACCGTAGATGGTCCCGCCGTACTGGAAGATAGTCCAGTACGGCACGTCCTCGGTGACGGCGATGCGCACGTGGCCGCCGCCCTCAGATACAGCGGCGTGCGGGAACCACCGGCTGCCGAACTTGCCGGCGCCTTGGACATCGGCCTTGGTGTCCTGCTCGATGTCTGCGGCCATGTCCCTGGCGGCGACGCGCAGCGCCGAGCTGAACTTCCCGCTCAGCCTGGTGAACTTTGGACCCACCCGGCTACCGTCCATGTAGATGCGTACGGTGGTCACCGCCTTGGCTCCACGAAAGCAAGACGACCTATGGGAACACGCGAGTGACCGACACTCCCGCTAGTGCTGACAGTGCCGTCGCCGTGCACCGCCGTGACGATCTCGACGTGGTGCCGTCCCCAGATCGCTGCCGCCCCGACGTGAGGCGACGTGCGTGGGAAGGCAAACCAGTTCGCAACCAGCCAGAACTTGCGGTCTGACAAGCCTACGATGCGCATCGCCATGCACCCGCAGGGGCCGCCCTTGCGTGCTGCCACCCAGCAATCACCGCTGACGTGACCACCACCGCCACGCGCGTAATGTCGTTTCTGCTGCGGCGCGTTCCAGTGCCGCGACGGCACGCCGACATCGGCACCGTAGTTCCACAGCGCGTGAGCAGAGGACGACGCGCTCATCAGACCAATGACCGCGATCGCTGTTGCAAGCATTCTCATCTACTTTCTCCAGAGTTTATTGAAGGGTACATACTGTTATTTCCACTCTGCCATGATCAATGATGAGCCTCTCATCGCGTGACTGACGAAGCCTTCGACGCTGTCGGCCGTTATCACAGACTCTACCCCATGACTGTCCAGGAACACGATGATGCGCTTCATCCTCGACATCAGCACCTGGGTGGAGAAGAAGGCGACGTCGCCTTGGTCACATGATATTCTCATCTGACATCCAGCATCTTCATGTAGTACTCTTGCGCCTTGGTCTGGTCGCCGCCGAACGCCATGCGCATCGCGTAGAACTCATCAGCGAGCCTGCCGATGCGATCGCGCTCCGAATCCTCATAGTAGGCAGCTAGTTGGCGTGGAGTGAGTTGCCTTGCGGCAGCTGGCTGATGTCCGTCACCAATGAAGCGCTGATAGCACTTCCTGATCTCGGTGGCGGCGGTTCGTTTCCTGGCCCCTGCGCGCTGCTTAGCCCTCGGGTTAAGGAATTGAGGGCGACGATGAAAGGGCCAAAGCCCGCCGCGAACGTGAGGTCGAAGATGCTGACTACCAACGCCATCTGATCCCCGATGGCCAGGCTCTTGGCCCGCAGCGCTCCCTTGCTGACGGCAGCCAGCCACGGCTCTTCCTTCAGCCCGGGGTCGGTGGTGCCCACGGCGATGACGTGCGCGATGGTCTTAGGCGCCATGGTCATGAGCTTCTCCGGCTTCATCTCAGAGATGCGACCGTCGATCAGCAGCCGCACCTCCTCGAACTCCCGCGCCAGGTACAACACCCCCGCCACGGTGACGCCGTAGGTAGTGATGCTAGTGCCCCTGACCGGGACTTCTCCGGTCAGGGGCGCGATGTCGAGCAGGCTCGCCATGAAATCTCCCTTTATTTTGGTACTTCTCCGACGCCCACTTTGATCGGCGGGTGTGAGCTACCCAAAATGCGCACGTGCACCGGAGCACCCGTGTTAAGCGCCTCGAGTTCTTTCGGAGTAGGGTGCCACGACGTCAGCATTGATGGTACCCCACTAACAACCTCATCTCGCACCGGTAAGCCAAGGTAGCCCTGGCTCTTGCCAAGAACGCGAGTAGCATTAAGGACGCGGCCGATCTGCATCTTACGAGTGAACTGGCAGAGTTGGGCCGGAAGTAACGGCGTAGTGGCCGTTGTCGTTGTAGGCGATGACCTCCACCGTCAGCGGGTTGCCGACGTCGTGTGCGTTCGGCACGTAATTCTGATTAGTGGCACCGACGATCAACACGTTGTTGCTGTACCACTGGAAGGCCAGCGTCGACACCGCCACCCACTGGCCGATGTTGGCGGTCATGGTCTCCCCTACCTGGGCGAACGCCGGGATGTCGCCCTGGTTGATAGTGCCGGTGATGAACGGCAGCAGGTAGTTCTCCGGGGCGATGGAGGCCACGTCCGGCAGCAAGATAGTCCGGCCGAACGTGAGGTTCTGGTCGACCACGTGCGTCATGGTCAGCGGCAGCGCCGTATAATCGTCGGCCACGAACTCGTAGTCGCCAGACGGTGCGATCAGCACGTTGGTGAGCTGGAAGTCCCAGCGCGGGCCGACGTCGTTGGTGCCCACGAACCTCAGCGCGCCTTGGATCTGGGCGTTGAGGTCGAAGATGTTGACGGTAACCGCATTCGGGTTGCTGTAGTTGACGGTGCCATTGAAGAACATCGACAGGTTGAACGCCGTGTGCTCCTCGGCGTTGGCCTTGATGGCGCCGCCCTTGGACAGGATGGCCGAGAAGTCCTGCAGCTTGGTGCCGGCCATCTCGGTAAAGTGCGGCTTGATCTCCACCGCCGGCGTGTAGGTGAACTTGGTCATGTTGCCAAGGTGGGTGGCGACCGTCGCCCCCAGCGGGGTGAACAGCGCGAAGCCCTTCGGTACTTGGATGTTGAAGACTGACGGCGAGAAGATGCCAGGCATTGGATTTGCTCCTTATTATTGAGACAGCTGGCTTGGGTTGAGGACGTAGGTGAGCGCGAATTGGAACATCACAGTCGCACCTAGCGCGCCCACGGTGCTGCCTGTCTGCATGTCGGTCTCCATCCTTTCGTAGATGATCTGACCGTTGGCGCCTACCAGGGCCACCAGGCTCTGGTCATTGAGGATGGCGCTGATCATTGCCGCACGATACTGAGAGATCAATGGCCCCAGCGGGCTCATCATCTGGCCACCGACCTCGGTGGCGGCGTGAGGCACCCCCAGCACGGTGACGTTGAGGTTTGTCGTTATGTTGTCTGCCATCGGCAGCACGACAAATATCTGCGGGTGCAGCACGAACTCGGCCGGCGGCATCTGCACGATAGAGCGCCGCGCCGGGCTGGTCAGTATCTCCTCGGTGCCGTCCAGCAGCACGGCGCCAGGCTTCTCGGCCTCGGTCAGCTGGCTGCCGTTGCGGTACACGGTCTTGATGCCAGGCTGCTCTCCCAGCAGGGTGAACAGTCGCACCAGGATCAGCTCGCGTTTGTCGATCATGCTAGGCTCGGTGGCTCGCTGCCGCGCACGGTCAGCTTCCAGTAGACCACGATGCCGCCAGGGCTGAGAGGGACCACTGGCATGGTGATCCTGAACTTCTGGTACTCAGTCGGCGGATTGCTCATCGGCTGCCGATAGGTGATCAGCACGTCTAGGTCGCGGTCCGGAGGCGTGCCTAGCGTCACGGTGTCGGCGGCGATCAGCGCCTTCTTGTCGATCGGATCATACATCTTGCCCATGCGCTCCATGGACGTGTAGTCCTGGATCACCACGGTGCAGGGACGATCCGGCTCGCCAGCACGTCGCAGAATAGCTGCCATGCCGGCACGGTAGATCATGCCGCGTGCCACGCGCTGAGTGCGTAGATAGTCTCTCATATGATCGCGACCGCCGGGAAGTTCTTGGAAAGCAGATCAGCAAAACGCACGCCGTAGGGGGTGCTGTATAAGTCGGTGTCAAAGTTCTCCTGCGGCGCCTCCGGGGAGCGATACGATATGCTGATCTCGCCGATGTCCTCCCTAGACACCATCTGCCCGTTGGCGGACTCGGCCGCGGAGAGCGAGATCATGAGAAAGTGCGCAGCCAGGTACGAGATGGCCATGAGCTGATTGCTCGGCAGCCACGTGCTGTCTACGGCCAAGCTAGCTTCCTCGATGGCGAACTCCACGACCGGGTCCGGCACACCAGAGAACTCAGGGAACTTGGCCTTGATGGAGAAAGACGTCGGGGCGGCGACTGCTGTGACCATGTTACTGAGTTTCCTAAATCAATTATCTTTTGTATGCTCACCGGATCAGTAGGAAAGTCACTGTCGCTGTCGAGCTTGCATTGGACGACGCCACGGTGAAGCCGGATGCCGTCTGTGCGGTTATGGAATAAGTTTCAGGGGCAGCAGCATTGCCCACAATGCTGGCGACAATGTAGTTTGCGTCTGGTTCGTTCTGTCCGATCACCGCCGTCGCGTTGCCGACACCTGAAGGTACGTATGGAGTAGCTTGCCCACCCGCTGGCTGCACCAACAGGTTCGTCGCATCGATGTATTTCACTCCGTAACCGTACCAGTCGGTCCAAGCCTGATTTCCATGACCTGCAATGGCTATGGGTTTTCCTACGTCGGTCGGCATGAAGATACCAGAAACGGCCACCAGAACATTGTTCTGACCTGTCCCAGTGTTGACCGTGACATCTCTAGTGAACGTGAAGTCCAGCGTCCCGCTTGACCCGAAGGTGCCTGACACTCGCAGATTGTTGCCGCTGTAAGAGACGCCGTACGAAGTGTAGAAGTTGAGCGTGTCACCTGAACCTACTCCAGGGCTTACCACATTGGCAGTGAGGAAAATCTCGGTCGCACTAAAGTGGTCCACAGAAGTACTGTAGGGCAAGGCGCCCGGTGCCGTCGCGTCGGTCACGATCATCCCAGGCGTCAACCAAGACGGCACAGCTGAGACCGTCAGAATGTTGCTACCAGCTAAGGTAGCCGCGCTGGTCGTCTCAGATTGCACACTCGCGGTCGTGATCCCAGGCAGGGGGCCCTCTCCAAGGTGCCTGACATAGCCCATGGCGAGGGTGTCGGCACCGTAGGTCTGCCCGGAGTTAATAATAGGTGTTTGGTCCTGCTGAACCTTCTTGATGACAGAACTAAGGAGCGTCGTTTGGGTCGGCGCATTGAAGCCGCCGCCCGTGACGAACCCGTCAAAATCGTTGGTGTTGATGTGATTGGACTGTATGCTCTCGTTGTGCTTAAGAAACAATCTGGTTATTGTTCCGAAGTCACTACTCTGTAATGATATCGGCATATTGTTGTTGGGGTCAACTTGGACAAACGAGTTCGTGATCGCTATCGAGTTGGCTCCGCCTAGAGCACCAAGCGACACCCACCCGTCCAACTGGCAGTTATCGATCACCAAACGGTCAAACACACCAGATACGGATACACCGCCAGGAACAGCAGCGTTAAAATCACCAGCGAGGACAGACGCCTTCTGGTTGCAGTTCTTGAGCAAGATCGAGCCGCCTTGTCCCCTGACAAAGCCGACCGAGTTCTCGTTGCGGAAAGAAGTCACGTCGCAAGCGCCATTCGATTGGACGTTGAAGTCGCAAATCGATGATTGCGACGATGAGCCACCATAGACGTGGAAGCCCTCACCGGCACCACTGTCTAATCCAACGCCGCAGCCACCCATCTGGAGCATGACGAAGACATGATTGAGTGTGTTGAAGTCATCAGATACCCATCCAGTATTACAATTATATAAACTGAGACTGTTCCACAGTATCTCAGAACTGCCACCGTAGTTGCCGTCTATAATGCCGGTATTGAAACCTGAAACAGAGCATTTATCAAAGACCGCTGCCAGTGTCGCGGTCCCACTATCCGTACCACCGCTGCCACCTAACAGAAGACCAACCGAGGAACCTACTTCTCCGTTGTTTTGTAGGCCGAGGCCGCGAACGTAGAAATACTTGTTCCTGGCAAACAGAATAGCCGGGCGTCCGTCACTAGGGCCACTCCAGCGAAATGGCGCAGCCCCAGCACCTCCGGTACAGATCAGATTGATGAAGCTAGTTGGGGCAGCGTCAGAGCCGGTGTTGTCGCCAATCACGATGGTATCGGAGATGTTACAGATACCATTCAGAATAAATGTTGCTCCTGTTGAAACTCCGGCGGCGAGCGCAAAGGCGGCGTTCAAAGCCGCAGTATCATCAGCAGACCCGTCACCGACGATCCATTCGCTCAAATAATAGATCGGGCAGTTGGCTGTTGCTGCTTGGGCTAGCGCATTTGCTGAATCGAAAGTGGCAGGAAGTCCTCGCGTTCCGGTGATACCACCACTTATCGCCAGCGTAGCATTAGGGGACGTACCACCTACTGTTGCGCCAGAGACAGTGATCATCCCCGCCGCGTTTACAGTATGTGTGCCATCAGTGACGGTGAGACTGACACCGCCACCAGTATTGATAGACGCCGCGAGCTTCCTCAGCGCCTCCGACGTGTCGAGAAAATCGCTGGGAAAAAGTTCAACGGTCATTCCACTCTCGCTGCCGCTGAGCCACCTCTGACGAGCGCGGCGAGTCGTCTAAGGGAGGGCCTGCGTTGGTCTTCTCAAGATCAGATAGAAACGTGTCGACCTCGTCGAGCGAGGCGTTCGCGTCTGCCAGCGCCGCGTGAGACTTGGTGAAGACAGCCTCGCGTCGGTGGTCTGCGCCCTCGATGCGCTCCATCAACTTGGAGGCATCGGCATCCAAGTTGTGTTGGAATTTCTTCAGTGCCTCACCGACACCACGAAATTTCGGTGTCATTTGCTTAGCCCGATGAGAAAGAAATGTATCACGAAATTCACTAGATACACGAGCGCCGCGATCTTCAGGATTAGTACTATGTCGCGCCAGTTCGGCCACGACCTCCGCGTAGTATGCGGCGATGCTGGCGGAGATAAGTCTAACATCCACGGTTCCTCCCCTATTCTCTATTTTCAGTTCCGAGCACAGTCATGATGCCGGTAGTCGGCGTGATTTGGTTGCCACCAGCATCGACGATGCTCGCTTCATGATAGTAGTTACGCAGCAAGCCAACGGTGTCTATTCCACTGAGTGTCATGACACAGCTAGTCGACGGCGAGTCAAGAAGCTCGATGCCGCCGCCGCTTAATGACGACTTGGTGATGACAGCAGAAACGCCAGCTAAAGGCACGCCAACGGTTTCCTCGTAGGCGCTCCAATAAACCGTATAGCCGTCAAGGCTGTCCAGCCCGGTGACGCCTGAAAAGTCGAAAGTCACCTCAAATAGATTTCCCGCTGAGATCGAGAAGTTCTGAACGTCCGGTCCAGTTGGTTGATCCTGCCAGGACATCAGCGCCTCCCAGTGAGCGTCACACTTGAGCGTGCAGCACCTTTGAGCGTGGTCTTCGCTCGCGCCCCTATCATTTCCGTCTGCGCTCGCATCCCAGCCAATGTGGTCCGGTTGCGCTCCCCGTCGAGCGTGATGCTATTGAAGATCGGCCAATACTGCTTATCGCTGGCATCGGCTGCTTCATCGATGCTGACAACGAAGACGCCAGCCGCGCGGGCGATGTCGAGCGCCGTGGCATTCTCTGCGACGACCATCGGCAGGATCGCCAACGCCGATGACGTATCAACGGCCGATGCCGCCTCGCTGACGGTCTCCCGAACGGACGCAGACGCCGATGACTGGTCGTCGGCAAACGCGGCCTCAACAGTTTCTTCAGAGACCGTTACTAAGCTGCTCTCGCTCTCGATAGCGAAAAGAACTTCAGAGACTGTGCTTGGCAACGTGGCGATGTCAGAGGCAGCGTCGGAAGCAGTCACTGCCTCCGAGATCGTCATCATCAAAACGTCCCCGCCAATCGAGGACATATCAAAAACGGCAGCTGCCTCCGCTATCGAGCTTCTCACTACAGCGGTGTCGGTCAGAACATCAAAAGCGCCAACAACCTCTTCCTGCGTATCAGCCGTTGAAAGTAGAGCAGTGACACTGTCATCGCCAACAACCGATTCCGAAATACCATCGCTGGTGCTGAGTAGAGCGTCTATAACGTCAACAGCAGAGGCCGTCTCCAGTACGCCATCTACTGTACTGAGCAAGGCGTCTTGGTTATCAGCACCACTGGCGGCTTCAGAAACCACACCTAACAGTGTGGTGACGGCATCCGTGACATCTGAAGCCGCCGCTGCTTCAACCGCAACGTCGGTGGCTGATAGCAACGATGATGCTGTGTCAGCAGCCGACGCTGTTTCTGAAATTACAATCGGCAGTGTTGCAACGTCGCTGACATTATCATTGGCCGACGCTACCTCGATAATGGCGTTGGCTTGAACTGCGGAACCCCCAAGACTATCAGTCGCCGACGCTGCCTCAATAATGGAAACAGCATAAGTATTTGCGCTAGCTCCATTTGATTGATTAAAGAAAAAAAGCAGTGACATCTTAACCTACTAGATTGGTACGAGCTGCGAAAACATCTGAATGGCGTTGGCAACTTCTTGATAAAGCACCGCCAATTTTGTGGCACCGTCAAAGACATAACTCATCGCCATTCGTTGCCCTATAACGGAGGAACCGCAGAAATACGGCATGTAGGTTCCTGCCTCGAAGGTCTGCGTCAGAACATTGAAACGGGACATGCGGGCGGCCGAAGAAGCCGCCACAGTACTAATATGAAAATATTGCCCACCTAAAGTCACTGGGTCATAGCAACCGCAAGTTCCGGTGGTCGACAAGACAGCGCCACCAAAACCTTTGGCAATTGCTGCAGTCCACGCTCCAGTTGCTCCAGCTGTGATATCAAACATATCGACGTTAGCGTTATTACCACCCGTAAAGACAAACATCTGCCCTTGCAGACGATTGCCAGTGGGGTCTCTGGTAATGCCAAAGGCAGGCGCAATCATTACTCCAGCGCCATTCCCGGTGCCACCAGCCGCCCACGTTGTCGAGGCATCCCAAGCATTACCGCCGATACTGTAGTTGTACATGTTAGTAGAAGCAGAAGTTCGCAGCAGCAAACGATCATTGTTCTGCTCGACAACGAACAACGCTGCCGTGCTCGGTGTTACAGTGAAGGCAGGCACAGTGAATGTCGGCGTGTTGCCAGAAGTGTGCGAAGTGATGTTACGGCGCTGACCAACAGAAGTTGGCGCGGTTGCGTCCTGCACGATCCTGATCTGAAAGTTGCGATACTCGTTGGTTCCGAGTGACGGAATGCTTGGATTGGTGAGCGCAGCCGCCTGTATCGTGATGCTGGTAGGCGACCCGGTCACCGAGCAGGCTTTGTTCCCAGCCTGATTGTATGTTGCTCCGTTGTCTATGAAGCCGTCGCCTGGATTGCGGTCGTTAGAAATATAGACCTCTGCCGTAGCAAGAAAAAAACTGTCGGTGCCAATGGTCGGCAAGTTGGTGTTTGATAAACCAACACTGGATGGGTACCCGGTTCCGATATCTAGCATTTTAATAATTGGGCTGGCCCCTATGCCAAGCACATAGACTTTGCCCGACAATATCTCGTAACCGTCACCAGCTTGCGGAGTGAAGTCCAATGCCGGTGTAAATGTAATGGTCGGGGTCGTCCCAGCCGTATTCTTGGTGATGGTAACTTCGTTGGTGTGACCAGAACCGCCGCTCGACATGCCAATGACACGCATGCGAAAACCGATGCCATCACCACGATCAGCAAGCTGGTTCAGACCTACGGCTTGAAGAAGTACAGTCGAAAGTGTGACGGTGGTGGTCGAACCCGCACTGATAGTACCGATGCTACCAGAACCGCTAAGCGTCCCAACACCGGGACCTTGCGACGGATGAAAAATTGCACAAGAACCGGCACCAACCGTTGCGAGGGTTAAAGAACTGGTTACATTAAGCCAGTCGCCTGTGAACGTGTTGAAGGCATCAAGTATCCCGGTAGACCGATAGAAGAAAATAAACGGCAATCTGGTGTTGTTGTTTCTTTGATCGTAGATAAACGCGGTGCCAGCAGAACCTAGAGCTATACACGGTGCCTCCGGCCGCCACGGCGAACGGTCAAGCCCAGCTTTCCAGTTGAGGTTCAGCACCATTTTAGGTTCTCGTTATCGTTGGATTAATCGAGCTGGCCCAAGCATTTTGCATTGCATCTGTCGTCATCGTGCTTGCATCTGGACCACTGCTTCCTAACTTAGCCACACTAGAAACTGAACTTACAGTGGATACAATATTTAGACTCTGCTGGCCTGCGCCGGTATCAAGGACAACACGAAGTCTTCCGCTGTAATCAGGTGCTACTGATAGAGCTTGCGCGATGAGGTTCAACGCATTGCGCATCTGCACAGCAATATTAACCAACGATATCCACTGAATATTGTCGCTTGCTGCTGCTGCTACTGAATTATCCAGCGACTCAGTTGCTATCGGTGCCGGTGACGGCGTACCGACGGTACCAGAGGTGGAGGTATTCGGCGTTGTTACTGTCATGTCAGAATCCCACCGCTTCTTCCCAATTAGTCTCCACAGAAAAGCTCCATGTCCCCGTCGCAGGCACCGTGGCTGCTATGACGAAGCCTTCGTTGGAGGCGAGAATGATTGGCTGCTCACCGGCCGCATACCCGGTAAACATATCGATAGGCGCTAAGATTGAATTGCCAGCTGTTGCCTGATCGCTCGTGGTCAGTGACGAAAGCGCTTGGGCGTCGAGCGTCCGCGTCCCAGCCGTCAAAGCTGCAGTACTGGCAATGCGCAGATCGGCGATCTGCGACTTGGCGTAAAGCGTGTTTAGCTTGCCATCATTGTTAACCGGGGCGATCCCGGTGCCAGAACTGTCCGAAGCCGTGAACGACCGCGCGATAATCAGTTGAAAGGTGAACGTGCCAGCCGTAAACGCCGCAGAAGTATCACCAGCGCTGATCCGTATCCGTCGTAGCGCCACCTTCAAATTTGGCGTCGTTGGTACGCCCCATCGAAACGAATAAATCGGCGCACCGCCAGCTAGCCCGGCGGCCATCACGCTGGACGCTGCCCCGATGCGGAAGACGCCAGAGGTGGAGATTGACATTAATTACATGCTCACAGAGTAGCTGACGTTCACAGTGTCTCCGCTCAGCACCGCGCGAGTGCCGCCAGCGAACACCCCACCGCTCCAGATCGTGCCATGAGCATCATCCTTAGTGGCAATCGCCGTGCTCCCATAAAGGATGAATGCGCCCTCGATAGTCCCGATGCCGGTGATGGCAAATGACAACGCAGCCGACAGCGCGATGGCTCCAGCAGAGGCAGATGACCACACGCACGTCTTACGATTTCCGGTGTAAGTCGGAGCATTTGCGCCACCAGCCTCTTTCCAGCCGTTGGTGCCGTTGATCTGAAGTCCGGTGTCTCCAGCCGCCGTCGCCGAGTAACCCACTGATGAAATCAGTCCCATATACGGACCAGTAGGAGTGTAAGACGATCCTGCAAAGATGGTGTTAAAGGCAAGATTCTTACCTTCAGTCACCACCACGTTGTCGATGGTGTCGCTCCATTTCACCTTTCCGTCAGGACCAACACACTCAAACTCGAAGCGACCTTTTGGGTCGAGCATATCAGAAAGTGGTGCACCGCGAATTACAGTAGCATACTGCTTATGCGCAGCGTTGGCGCGCTCGGTATGTTCCATTGGCGTTGTCCTTTTCTATCTCGCCACCTTGCGCGGTGGTTGTAACTCATCGTCCTCGCGCTCCAGCTGCGGCACGGCCGAGCGAGTCGTCACCGGCGCCGCTGGCTTGACCTCAGACACCAGGAAGTCGTCAGGGCGCTTGATCATCTTCTCGATAGCCGTGTCGGCCAGCCTCAAGTTCTCTTTGATCTCGCCGGGTTCTATCCTGATGTTGTTGGCATTGTCGATGCCATCATAGAAGGCTCGCGGCGTGTGCTTAGAAACATTCTTGACCGTGCAGGTAGAAGTCTTGATGATAACCATTTAATTCGCCTCCGATTTGTTTTTTGAATGAAAAAGACGGACCGCAAGAAGTTGCGGGCCTGCGGCCCGTGAGTGTCACGTCGTCGCTCTTTATTCTTCTTGATCTTACGAGTTGGACGTGATTCCGTCGAGATACTGGAACGCCGCCGGCCGACGCACTTCGACCGAGCCGACGCGGAAGATTCCGGGGATCTCGAACGTGATCGGTCCAGTCTGCCACACCGGCAAGAAGCGGTGGATCATCGGGACGTGAAGCTTCACCACCCGCGGGTCCTTACGATAGGCAACCAGCCGCCCCTGGCCGGCGTGACCAGCGGTGTCCAGACCGATGATGCCGCGGATGGTCAGCGGCGCCCCGGTGAGGAAGGTGTACTGATTGTACTTCGCCAGGTAGTCAAGCGCGTTGCCGTAGGTATTGGGCACGCGGGTGTTGGACAGGATCGACATCGCCTGCAACGGCAGCAGCACGGTGTCGGCCAGCTCGACGGTCTGCGACCCGGTGTACACGGCCGTCAGCGCGTTGTTGACGTCGCGTATCATCTGGTCCGCCGTCTTGGTGGTCCACAGCGGCGAGCTGCCGGTGCCGTCGGCGATCGCCTCTGCCACCGTCACCGTCGGGGCGTTGAACAGCCCGTAGGTGTTCTTGGTTGTGGAACCGAAGTAGGCCAACCGATCCACGAACATCTCGTAGGCAAAGCGCGCCGCCTCGGCCCGCTCAGCCGTAAGATTGAGGCCCGGCACCATCATGGCGGCGCCGATCTCCTCGAGCGTGTACCGGTAGCCGATGCCGGCCATCTCGATACCTTGCTCGTACTTGTTGCGGTTGATGTCTGCGAAGCGCATGTCGCTGGCCTGGCCAGAGAACCAATCGGCGTGGCCAACCTTGTCCATGCTGAAGTAGGTGACGCTCTTCGCCCACTCGTTGGCGGACGAGTCGACCGGCACCAGTTGCTTGTAGAGGATCTCGGGGTACTGAATCCGATATACCTCTGCCTCGATGTAGGTGGTCTGCGACACGAGGAAGCTCAGCGCCTCCTGGTCATCGTACAAGTTCAAACGCATCTGCGTTGTCCTTTTCTTGTTGTTGCGTGCGAGACGCGTTAGGTGTTGACGTTGCCGGTGTTCAGCGCCAGGCGAACCACGGCCAAGTTGGGTGACTCGGTCTGCGCGCCAAATGCCAGCTGGCCGATGGTGGCAGACGTCATCCACATGGCACCCTCGAGCAGCGTGCCAGTATCGCCGAGCTGCCCGGTGGACGGGTCGAAGTACACCGGCGACCCTGCCGTCACGTTGGTGGCGGCCGTGACCCAGAAGTCACCGCGCACGGCCACGGCCATGTTGTCGGTGTTCTGGTAGCGGTCGGGACCGGGGGAGACCACGTTCGGCAGCGTAATGTCGCTGACCGTGATGCCGAGCGCCTGGGTGCCGCCGTGGGCCCCGAGCACCGCGGCACGGTCGGTCGACAAGCCCTGCGAGACTACGAGGCCGAAGCCGATGCCGTTCCCGGAGTAATCCTCGCAGATGCGAGTGTCGATGTCCCACCCCGTGGACGTCGCGGGCATGCCGTTCTGTCCAGAAGTGAGGTAGCGGTTGTAGTACTGTTGGACTGGTGCGGGCTGCAACATTTTATTGTTCTCCTTGTGCTTTGCCCTTCAGGGGAATTACTTACTTGCCGTCGCCGCCGCCGGCGGCGTGCGGGCGGCGCCAAGCGTTGTTGAGGTCCTTCTCCATGTCGGCGAACGCCGCGTCGCGGACGTCAACGCTGCTGTCTCCGGAGCTGTTACCATGCCGCCTGGCTGCGTCACCAATGGCGCGTCCAAGATTGCGATGGCCGGTATTGCGGCCCTTGTCGCCATCCTTGACGTCGATCGCGTCGAACAACGGGGCGACGTAGTCGTCCGACTTGTCCTTGACGAATGAGTCGCCGTAGTGTTTGGCGACCGCCGCGCGGGCGATGTCGGAGTTCGACTTGCCGTCGAACGAGAACGCCTTGTCCAGGATCTTGCTGGCACGGTCGATCACGGCGAGGCGGTCCTTGACCAGCTTGTCAAGGATTGCCGGAGTGGCCCCGGCCTGCGCGTCGACGAGCTGCTTCTTGAGCGCAGCGATCTCGCCGTCCTTGGCGTCCACGGCCTTCTTGCCGCGGACCTTCTCCTCATCTTCTTCTTCCTTGTCGGCTGCTGCCTTGTCCAGCTTGCCCTTCAGGTCCGCCTTGTCGGCGATCAGAGTGGCAATCTGCTTGCGGATGACACTGGCAGACAGCTCATCGGCAACTTCGATCGGGCTGCCGTCGATGGTTACGATAGCGCTCATAGTTTTTTCTCCTTGTTCTTGAGCGTCGCTTGTTTTCGACTTGACCCAGTCGGCGGGTAGTTCCTTCGTCGCGCCTAGAGACTTGGCGCGAGAAATGATGTGAGCCTTGGCCGCCGCCGGGTCCTTGGCGCGGCCGATGGCCCTGACGGCGTTCTTTAAGTCCTCCACCGTCTTGATCGGGAAGCCGCCGCCGGGTAGCGCGGCGCCGGACTTGGCCAGCTTCTTGCGGTCCTCTTCAGAGAACCCGCGGTCGTCGACCGCGGCGTCGTCCAGATCAAGCCCAGCACAATACTCATCGTATTTTGCCGTGCCGATGGCGTCACCGTAGTTGGTGGTCAGCAAAGACTTCAGGTCCGCCGCCGCCAATTTCTTGACTACCGGTGCCGACTTGTGATGGGTCATGACGCGGAGATAGTGGAGAGAGTCGGGGTCGATCTCCTGCACAGAGTCATCGTCGCCAACTCTCAATTTGTCGCCGCCTCTGGCCACCGGCACCACGGCCAGGTGGTTGCCTCGGATAGCAGTCTGCATCGCGTCGTAGGTCTCGCCCTTGTCGGTGGTTCCCTTCTTCCACTTCAGGTCAGTGGTGTAGCCGACGCTCAGCTCCTTCGCCTTGCCACTCTCAATGGCGTCGATCGCCGCGGCGTCCATCACCACCATGGGCACGCGGATGACGTCGCCGTCGCGCACCACCTCGTCACCGGTGTGGCCTATCGCGTACTTCTTCCAGTTGGCGGCGTTGACCTGCTCGCTGGGGTGGTTCAGCGTTATCGGCCGGTGCGCCATGGAGTGCATGGCGTCCTTGCTGAATACCTCGCTCGGCGGGCGGTAGACGCGGACCTCGCCGAGGTCCGGGCGTCCCAGCTCGGAGCCCTTGTAGGTCTGGATGCCGGTGCGCGCCACGCGTGCGTTGCACGTCAGGTAGCCGTCGCTTGTCCTGCGCACGCCGTCAACCACGAAGGCGTCGAACATCTGGATAGAGTGGTCTCTCATATTCGTCGCTCCGCAGTTGGGGCAGTGTTCTTGTTCTTTGGGATAGACGGTGTCGCACTGTGGGCAGGTGACATCTTCGCTCTCCTCGCTGGTCTCGAAGCTGAGACCCTGCTGAGCGTCCTCGAGCTGGCGTATGAGGGAGGAAAACGAGGCGTCTAAGTTCTTACTGAACTTTTTCTTGCTGTTGTGCGGCACGTTCATCGTGCTCCTTCTTCTTGGCGTCCTGGTTAGTGCGCCAGCGCAACCGGGCCTGCGAGGCAACGATCGCGTTGTGGCCGCCTATAGTATTGTCCACAGCCTCGGCCGTGGCGCAGTAGCCGCCGATCATGCCGCCGGCCACGACTGCGAGTGCAGCGATGAAGGCGTTGAGGTCGGCGCCGATGCCGACCTTGCTGACGTAGGTGGCCAGCTCGTGGATCAGCCGCGGGTCCGGGCCTACCTGAGCCGGCGCCGGCTTGCCCAGGCCGACGTTGACGGCCTCGGCCGAGGTGTCGTTCATCAGTTTATTATTCATCACTCTCCTCCCCATGCTCATCACGCGGCTCGTCCGGGTCGAAGGCGTCGCGCACCGGAGCGAACCGCAAGTCCTCAGCCGGCACGAACGCACAGCGGCAGTTACACAAAAGGATTTTTTGTGCTATCATGTATCCAACAGACGTCTGGAGGTCATAAACATGTCCCACATAGTTAAAGCTGCGGACCGAAACGACATCATCCATCTCTATCAACAAGGGTTGTCGGGTCATAAGATCACTAAAAAACTGGGCATACCTCGAAGAGAAATTTACAGCCTGCTCAAGGACGTACTTAGAAATCCCGGACGACCCAAGATTATTTTTAAGAGAGGACAGCTTCGTCAACTTATCAATGGTTACTTGGCCGGAACTTCTATGAAAAACCTTTCGGATCAAACTGGAATAGGACGAGGGGTACTTGGCAAATGTTTCATGAAAGGGGGTATCAAACTGAGATCCGCTTCCGAAGCTGAGTATCTTAAATGGGGGCTGATCAAGAAAAAAGGTCGCAGGGCGGTCCGACGTCAGTGCTCCGGAGCTTGGAAAGCTGCCAAAGGACGCAAAGCGTCGAGAAAGGAGCTGCTTCACCGCAGCAAGTCTAAGCAGTTCCACATGTCCCATGTTGGTAAATGGGAGAATGAGCTTGCTGCCGCGCTTTGCGAACTGAAACTGGATGTAACGCAACAAACGCCAATCTACCGCTACAATGTCGACATCACCATTGATAAGCCTCGCATCGCCGTGGAGATCATCACTGCTTGGGGGGACAAGGCAGCATCCCTGAACCCTAAGCGCATCAAATATCTCCTCAATAAGAGGTGGACTGTAGTAATCATTAAAACCAACGGAGCTACCCCTAAAATCCTCACTCTTGCAAAGAAGCTTCATTCCCTCGCAAATATCTTGAGCCACAACAGGCCCGAGCGATGTCAGTACGGGGTGTTGACCAGTGACGCTAAGTCTTTTCCCACCTCTCGTACTAATCTCAATAGCTGGACCAGAATACCAGGATTTTAGAGACGCCAAAACCTGTCCTTCAACAATAGCCCCTGGTAAAACACAATTCAGGTGCGCAGGGATCAGCCCCTCGGCGTCGTCCAGCGCGTAGGGGCCATCATTGCTGATCTCCTCACAAGTAGGGCAGACGTCATCGTCGCCAGCCGTGAGCACCTCGACGGTGGAGAGATCGACGTCGGCATCCCGCGTCAGCCCGTGCGCCCCGCGCTTAACTCTAATTCTCTCCGCCATCACTCCGACGTGCGTGACGCCCTGCCGGCGGAACATGTCCAGCAGCGCACAATTGTAAGCCTTCACCACCATGAAGTTGGCTAGGGCACGACCGCGACTAACGCCGACCGCCTTGATCATCGCCGCCACGTCGCGCGCGATCCGCGCCGGCTTCTTATTGGCCAGCAGCCCGTTGGCCACGACTCTGGTGGCTTGCTGCACTACCGCAGCGCAGATGCCTTTAAGCTCAGCGCAAGCGAGGTCGGACATGACATTGGCGGCGCGACTGTTAGTCGGCAGTTGCGGATCAGCGGCCTCCCCCGCGCGCCAAATGTACATGTTGACGAAGCGGTCCTCGTTGGTCATCACCTGGCGAGTTGCTTCCTCCATCCACCGCGTGAACATCGGCACCTTGTCGGTCTGCGCCAGCTGCATAGCGTGAGTGATCGACTGCACCGTGGGGTCGGCCATGCCGTGGTCGGTCAAGGCGCTAACGGCGAGCTGCCGCAGCTTGGCCCAGCGGCGATCAAGGTCGTTGCGGAACTTGCCGCGCAGCGGGCCGGTGCCGGTGGGGTCGTACGGGCGCGGGCGCGCGTCCTCTACGAGAACCTTGCGCTGGTCATAGAACGGCTTCCGGTTAGTTCCCAGCAGCATCAGCTCTGCACCACGTAACCGGAGGAGGTGGCGAACGGCGAGCGCGAGTCGCCAGACGGCCACACCAGGCCAGAGCGCACGTCTAACTGGCCCACCGTGCCGGTGGGGATACGCGCCGACGGCCAGAACTTCTCGTAGGCGAGCTGCTGCGTCTGCTGCTCCCTCACGGCTTATCCTCCGGCTTCGGAGGCTCGTGCGCCGCGGGCGTCGGCTTGATCTGCACGCGCTTGGCCCCGACGTTGGTGGTCGGCGTGATGCCGCCCTGGGTCGGCGGCGGCCGGGAGTCCGGCTTGGCAATGTTGCCGGGCTTCTTCGGAGTGGGGTCTTCGGTCATCATCCCGCGCTCACCATCAATGCTCCACCGGACTCAACCCACAGCGCATTAAGAACGTGTGGGTCAGAAGACGGCAGCCCCACCAGGATAATACCAGTGCTATTGATCTGAAGTGCTTGGCTGCTCGGTCCGACCACTTCAGCGATCTCCCCAGCTATCCCGGCAACGCCGCTTGGGGCAGCCAAGCCAACTCCTCCTGCAGACGACGTTATGAGAACAGCTCCAATGTGCATCTGCGTTGGGTTCACGTCGAGCGTGAACGTGCCAGTGCCGGGCGACGGAGTGACGACGACGTTGCCGTTGCCGGCGTCAGTGACGCTGACTCCAGAGCCACCGCCGGCTGACAGCTCATTGATCTGCCGCTCCATGCGAAGCGGGTCGAGCACCGCGTAGGGGTCGAATACGTCGCTCACTCTGCTGCGTCCTCGTGGATGGTCGACTTCCAGTCTTCCTTCACCGGCTCGAATATCTCTGGCCCCAGCTTTATCGGCCCACGGTATGGCTCGACAGCATCTAGATCAAAATCCTCGGGCACATCCCAGCTGACCGTGATGTGCGGCTGGTACTCAGGATGGTCCCAGCTAGCACCTTCTTTCTTCATGCCCTCGTGGCGGTAGGCCAGTTGCGACGAAGAGAACATGAGGACCACGGCGTCGCCTAGCCGCTCCAGCAGCCGTACTCCGCCGGGCGGCACGGTGAATCGACCCCTGTCGTCCCCGGTATAGTCGTTGCCCATCTTCATCCAATCAACCAGCGTCTTTGAGAACGCGATGGTGACGTGCATAGCTGCCGCTGGGAGTGTGGTGGAGAAACCCTGCGCCTTGGCCCACTTCACAATGTCGTCGCCGTTTAGCACGTCACGCCGCACGTACAGCGTGCGCGGGATAGCATCTCGAACAGATAGAAGTGACAGGCGGTCGAAGTACTCCGCGCTATCCCTCATCTTCCTGAAGTCACGATACGTGCGCTTTCGCATCAGCGACGGCCGCCGCGTCGGCTCCTTGGCGTCACCGACCTGCTTGTCGCCCCCGTTGCCGCTCGCCTTCATCTGTTCCATCGCTGCCTGGACCGGTGAGCCGGGGATGGGGGCACCAGACTGCGGGTCGAAGCTGCCGTCGGGCTCATCCGGCTCCTCGCCGAACTCGTCGATGGCGTCTTCCAGCCCAGGATAGACGCCGTCCTCGATCAGCTGGTTGACTACGGCGGCGCGCAGTGCGTCCTCGTTGATCAAGCCACCCGTCATATAGACCTGCGTGGCCTGGGCCTTCTGCAAGCTGATGGCCGCGATCTCCTTGGGGTCGGGCTGCGACAGAGGGTTCCACTCGTAGTAGACGTTGGGGTCGAACTTGCCTAGCGCGGAGCGCAGCAGCACCTGGTCGAGCGTGTCCAGCGCCGGGGTGTAGACATTCTTCTGGTCCGCAGCGATCATATCGTAGTAGTTCTTGACGTCGCTGCTGGCACCGCTGTGCTCGTTGCCGCCGAGGCCGCGACTCTGCTGGCCGAACACCCGTGAGAACGGCACGCCGGCGGACGCGCAGGCCAGCGTCATGAATTTCTCCAACACCTGCGGCACGCCGCCGAAGTTGGTCTGCACCCGCTCCCACTCCTCGTTGGTGTCGAGGACCAGCGTGTTGATGACAGACTTGGCCTGGTTGGCAGCGCTGAAGCGTCCGATCAGCTGGTTGGCGTACTCGGCCGTGGAGATCTTCTTGCTGAACTCTGGTATCTTGACCACGTCCATCTTGGCATCGTTGACCATGGCGGCCAGGCCGCCGACGGTCATGCCGAACTTCTTCAGGATGTCCTCAACCGCCTGTAAGATGCTATCACCCCACAGGCCGCCCAGCGGCACCAGCCGCCAGTCAGGCAGCTCGGCACCGGCGAACTGCACCACGCGGCTGGGGTGGATGCGCACCATGCCTGACTGCGGCGTCTCCTGCCGCGCAGGATCGCCGGCCTGCCCCTGCCAGCTCTCGGGCTGACTGTTCCCCTTCTCTCCGTAGAAGCCGAACAGCGGCGACTGCACCGTGAAGTATTCTGGGTAGGTGTACCACGGCGACTCGACGTTGTAGATGCGAGGTCCCGCGGCCAGCTCGTAGCGGTTCATCACCACCACGAACTTGAGCGCGTCCTTGCCGACGGCGTCGATGTCCAGTGGTTCCTCCGCAGGCTTACCATCGTCCACCCCCAGCACCATGCCGGCGCCGCCGTACAGCCTGGCGCGGATCAGCGCCAGCCGCAGCTTCTTCTGGATGTTGTGCTCGCGCTCGACGTCCTCGATGACCTCGATCTGGTCCTGGGACGCGTGCCACTGGCGCCACTCTCGGGCGGCGTCGTCGGCCGGCGCGTCAACCAGCCGCCTGGAGATCCAGTCGCTGCGGTAGGCGTTCTCCAGCTGGTCACGTTGGACCAAATTCAAATTGTAGCGCAGGCTTGCTGACGGGTCCTTCCACGTGCCGAGGCCCGTCACGAAGTTGACGAGGTTGTCGCGGAACAGCGTCAGCTTACCCATCATCTAACCCGTGTTGGATTCCAGCGCCCAGCCGACGATGCTGATGATCACCAGCTCGGTGCCCAGGGCGACGACGATCATGGTTAATACTTCCATCATGACGATGACGGCACGAATGGAATGGCCAAGTTAGGCGCGATAATGGTGACGCCCCACCTGACGTCGTCGATCAGCGCCTGTACCGCAGGCGTGTCCAAGTAGTCGCCTGGTGTGTACTGCAGGCTGTTGGTCACAGAGCGGATCTCGTAGCGCTGAGCTGTCGTAGATGGCGCGGTCCCACAATCGCAGGTAGGGGGATAATCCTATGGCCAAACTCAGTCCGATTGACGACGTATCAGGAACCGCTATCGCGGCCTATATGCTCCCGCAACTCTCTTTTTGGACTTTGGTCCAGAACGGGCTTTTGCCGAAGTCCGAGGCAGAACAAATGCTTCGGACGGCAATAGAAGCCAATCTGAGAACTGGAAAGCTCGCGAACCGTTCGGCAGCCGCAAAACTCCAAGGCGTCTTAGAATTGATTTCCGCTGACGCGAAGCAGCCGACATTCCAATAAAAATAGGGGTCATGGTCATGGCCAAACACACCTTTAAGCAGTTTCAGGAAATATATCCAACCAATGCGGCCCGGCGGCCCGCGGCAATTTTTGCTCTTAGACGACGGGTCGCACGTCAATCAGATTGATGCCAACACGTTCAAGATCGCCGAGACTGACCAAATCATTCGGAAGGTCGGATAGCGGAATTCCCTATGTTTTATGCTTATCCGCTTGACACATGCACCCACCTGTGCTAGATAAGGGCATAGGCCAAAACGGGCCAATAAAGGGAGCGACCGTGAAACGACTGAGATTTTATATCGGGCGCTGGCTGATGAGCGTCGGGACTTACATCATGCCGATAGAGGCCGATTGCTCGTTTCGGTACAACACACGCTTTCTAAAATAGGAGCGTGGCCAATGGGCGATCTAATTTGGGTTGGAAATACTCTGCTCCCGCGCGGCCTAGTTTGGGGGGTCGGCATCATAATCGCGCTGGTAGTCATCGGCGCGTTTACAGTTCTAACAGACGAAATAACAGGAGAGTTCCATGAAAGACGCAAAAGGACACGGAAGCGAAAGCCGGGGCGGAGTTTTCACTAAGGAGGCCGCGCGGGGCTTTGCCAAACGGATAGGTGCCGGAGCCTCACATCAAGTCGGCGTTAACTCTGTTCCAACCAACCCGGCTACCGCCAAAATTCAGATCGTGGAACTTCCACAATCGACGGGGCAAACGCTTTATGGGGTGGTGGTAAATGGATATGCCGACCACGGCTATACAAGTCGTCAGGCCGCCCAAGAGCGCGGGGTAGCAATCGCCCGGCACCAAGGTCTGAAAATTTCTAAAGCCGATATGATTAGGGCCTAAGCCATGAGCGCGATTGATGAAATTGCTGCCGAACGCAAGCGCCAGATTGAAGGCGAGGGGTGGACGCCCGAACATGACGCCAAACACATTGACGGGGAATTGGCACGCGCAGCAGGTTGCTACGCGCTTGGCATTAAGCTGGCTCAATGGCCGTGGGATGCAAGTTGGTGGAAACCAAAAGGACGCCGCCGCAACCTTGTCCGCGCTGGCGCTTTGATCGTCGCTGAGATTGAACGCATTGACCATAAATAAGAGGCGCATTTTATGATCCACGACATTCACAACTGGGAAAAACTGCCTTTCCCTAAATCCCTGACGCCCCTATCACCGAGAGATAACAACGGACGATTTGTTCCGAAGAAATGCCCTGTATGCGGCGGCACGCTCGAATATGAGGGCCATGGTGTATGGGCTTGCGATGGTCTTGTTGACCCGGAGACGACCGACAAAGAGCTTGAGTGTTGTCCCTTTGATCACTTCGACGGGGAGATTTATCTTGAACGGAAATTCTACTAGCCACATGACCCACGACATTCACAAATGGGAACACCTGCCCTTCCCCAAGTCCCTGCCGCAGTTCCAAAAACTGTTCCCGGACGACGCGGCCTGCGGTCGCTATCTGGAAGGCGCAAAATGGCCTGACGGCTTCCAATGCCCGCACTGCAAAGCCCGTGGCGAGCCTGTACGCATTGCCAAACGCCCGCTTGTGCTGGCGTGTCGGAAGTGCCGTAAGCAAACCTCTCTGACGGTCGGCACGGTCATGGAGCGCACCCATACACCGCTGACGACTTGGTTTTGGGGCGCTTACCTCATTTCCAGCATGACGCCCGGCCTGTCTGCCGTTCAATTCCAGCGCCAGCTTGGCTTGACCCGGTATGAAACTGCCTTTGGCATCCTGCACAAGCTTCGCGCCGGTATGGTGCGCCAAGACCGCGACCGGATCGGCGGCAGCATTTCGGGCCGGGACCATATTGAAATCGACGAAACCTATATCGGCGGCGTGCTGCGCGGGGAGGGCAAAGGCCCACATGCCGACCAAAAGACGCTTGTGGTCGCCGCCGTCGAGGTTCGCACCAGACCGCCCAAGAAGGGCGACAAGCCCGAAAGGCGTGGCGGGCGCTACGCTGGCCGTCTCAGGCTGGAAATTGTCCCCGACCGTACCGCCAAGTCCCTGTGCGGCTTTGTAGAGGCAGCGGTCGATCCTACGTCCAACATGGTCGTTACCGACGCTTGGGGCGGCTACAACTCGCTGGCTGATCGCGGCTACGCCCACATGCCGGTTGTCGAGTCGAACAAGCCCGAGGTGGCCGAAGAATACCTGCCTATCGTTCACCTTGTTTTCAGCAACCTCAAGGCTTGGCTGCAAGGTACTCACCACGGGCGCATCGAGCCTAAGCACCTGCAAGCCTACCTCAATGAATTTACCTTCCGTTTCAATCGCCGCTTCTACCCGTTCAACGCCTTCCGCTCGCTCTTGGGCATCGGCGCAAACGGGGAAAGCCCGACCTATGACGGGCTGTATAGCGGCGAGTGGACGCACCCGAATGTCAGTCATGGCACCCGTCAATCCCTAGAGCCTGCATGTTGAAACCGGATAAGCATGCTATGTTTGATCGCCTCGTGGTCGCTTTCGCGCTGCCACGTCTACAAGACGTGTGAAATCCTCTAGGTGACGTGGATTGACGTCGTCGTCCGAAGGAGTTGAAGAAGAGGAGGAGGTAGGCTTGGCACTGTCTGCTACCGTTTTCGAGCGGGAATTCACAGCTTCGCTATACTGCCTTGCCATTTCCTGGCCCTCACCAAAGGTTGATGACTGCAATATCGTTTCCATTATCTTGGAGTAGGGAACGACAACCGCAATACCAGCATTGATGTTGCCAACATGCTGGTTCGTCTTGAAAACCCACTCCTCTTGCGCGGTGATAGTATAGTGCCCGTGCACTAATCCCAACAGAAAATGAGCTTTTTCGGATTTCTCTAGCGTGGTTTCGATGTCAGTTCCGGGGTGCAGGGATTCTGGCCGAACAGCCATTTGAGTGAGGACAGGCGACCCGCTGATCCCTCCAACTGAACGCATCTCCACGAGGTAGGCGTCCATTGGACCGTAGCTTGTAGGAATGTGCTCGCCCCGATCGGCCGCAATGTTTCCAGTTCTCACAACCGGAATATTTTGTTGGGTGCCGATGTGTGAAAGAAAAAGCCCAGGTATCACCACCTCATCCCCGAGCCCAATCGCGTATTTCTTAATGATATCATCGGTGCAGACATCTTCCTCAATGGTGAAAGTGAAATCATACTTATGCAGATCGCTTTTAGCCCAGTCGCGGTAGTTGACGACGCTATACGCCGCAACGTCAATGTATTTTCGCTTTTTACCCTCTTCTAGATGGTCAGGATGCATATGCCATTTTGCTATCTTGGTTTTAATATAGTCGACGTCGCTGGCCGTCGTATTCACTCGAATTAAGATGTCGTTCAAACGCTCTTCGCCTGCCGCCTGATCGATCACGTGTTTTGCGGTGACGATATAGGGGAATGAGGCTTCGTAAGCCTGAAGGACGAGAAAAAATCCCGTGCCGTCTGGACAAAAGCTGTCGTCAACGCCGCGATGGCCGATAAATACGACGCTCTTGCGAATCAGGTCCGTGACCCGCATCTCGTTTCGCCGTTTCTGCCAGACCCAATAGGGCATCGGGCCGGGCAGGGGCTTCCAAGACTCCAACATATGCGCGCAACCCGTAAATGCTGTCAAGGGATAAATGCGCTATCTCCCGACCTGTGAATGTGGTGGGCTATCTCCTGCCGAACCTCCGACAGGAACGCGCCGAGCATGAGGCCGGCGAAGAAGACGGCCGCGATTATGGCTCGCCGCTTGGCCCGCGCGCCAGTCATCTTTTTTTCTTCTTCGCATGAGCGAAGCACCTGCGTGCTCGCCCCTCTTTGCGCCGGTGTCATCCCAGCAGCGCGGTCCTGTGCTCTAGCTTCCTTGGCACCGAGCTGGGACACGTAGCCACGGGACCTGCTCGGCCCACTTGTTGAATTGACTCGACAGTTCGGCGGGGCCAAGCGGCGACGGCTGGTAGAGTACCGGACCCGGGACCCGGACTCCGGGGGTCGTAGGTTCAAATCCTACCGCCCTGAAGAAATTTCTCCTGATTACTGCGGCGTTGCTTTTCAGTTCGGCCGTTGCGTGCGCCCGGCGGATACGTGACGCCAGAAAACGCTAACCTCCGAGCGTCCAAACTTCCGCCCAGATACCGGCGAACGCGGAGTCAATGAGAAATTGAAACATGGTCAGGTCCCCACGTCGATGTATGGCAACCGATTGAACCGCCGGCACCCGTGAGTAGCAGCCGGTCTTTGGAAACGTCTATTCCGCACGTTCGAAAAATTGAACCGGAATTCCACCGGCATGCGGCTGGTCTCCTTAAGGCGTCACGCGGCGGAGGGACAATTTTTGATCCCCGTCGCGCTTTACCTGTGAGTGCCGCTCGCATCCTTCCTACTCGGCTCGCTTCGGCTTTCGCCAGTTCGCCTTTGGTCGCAGATGCGCGAGCCGGGCAGTGGCAGCACGGTGGGAGTGAATCGCGCCAGTCTCTTAGCGGGGGGCGTGATCTCTGTCAAGGAGGAATTTTTCGGCCACAAAAGCTCTCGTTAGAAAAATTGAACCGGAATTCCACCGGCATGCGGCTGGTCTCCCTATTACGAGAGTGCCGCTTGCATCCTTCCTACTCGGCTTTGTTTCCTGAGCCAGCGCTCATGGACCACGCCAGCCCATTGCCCAGCATGCAACGGCTTCTGGCGGAACATCAATCTTTTCGGGCTCACAGCGGATAAGTCGCGCGGCCTCCATTAGAACTTCGCAATCAGGATGCGACCAGCCAAATTGGGTTTGGACGGATCGCCCTGCGGCCATCATCATCAGCTCGTTTGCAACTTCGCTAGGGGCCATAACCGTTCCTATTTCTTCAAGGCATTGTCTGCGGAGGAACATATCCTAATGGTGGACGGCGTGGGCAAATCGGACTGGCGCAAATTTGCTCAGAGGTCGGTGGACAGATGCCGCCATAGGGCTTGGCCTCTAAGTTCCTTGCGCGGATCGCGTTAAGCAAATTTTCCTCTCGTGCGCCTTCTTTGGTTCCCATGCGCCAACCGCTCTTTAGCGGCAAGATATGAGATGCGAGCCACGTTCATACAATGAGCGGCCTTTAATTCTTCAACTGACATTACCTTGCGGCCGTTGCGGCCGACCGTTTCTAGGCTACGGGCATCTTGGGCCATCGCTATAGCTTCCGCCATACGGGCATCTTTGGCCATCGCTATAGCTTCCGCCATGAGGTCCGCGTAGTCGATTAATGTGCCAGCCGCAGGAATGCGCTTTTCGAATGACTCACCGCGTTCTATTGCGGGGATTATTGCATCAAGCCGCTGTAGTCCTGTACGTGCCAACGATGGCTCCTATTCCTTCATCGCCATAACAAAGCAACCAAAAACCAACAACCCTACGATGAACACAGCACCGGAGACAAAATAATGATGATGGCAATCTTCCACCGTGCGTAAGCCGAGCTTCACCATTTCCTCACAGGTCAGATTCAAAGTGTCGCCCCTATTTCTGACTGATAGACTTCCTTACCGGCGCCATCAAACCACGTCTCACCTTCACATTCACAGCACGTGACGTGGATAGGCATCACGGCTTGTCAGTAGCAGTACTGATAGTAGTAGGGGTCGAGCGGATCGAGACAGGTGTACCAACCGTAGCCGGGGATCATACCGCCCCAGCCACGAGGATGAAAACCTGGGCCAGGGCCATGAGGCCCGAAGCCGCCGCCTCCACCACCTGGGCTTGGGCTTGGGCCGTGAGGCCCAAAGCCGCCACCTCCGTAAAATCCTCCGCCACCTCCGTGGCCGCTGCCGTGCTGGGCGAGGGCGGGGTTAGCCGCCCAAGCCAGCACTAACGCGGTAAGCAACAAACGCGACTTCATACTACGCCACGTCGGCGCGGTTGACGGTCTGCTCCTTGCCGTCCTTCATGATGACGACCTGGTCTTTCTTGGCGTCGCACCATCGTGCGCCTTGCTCCGCCTTGCGCACGATGGTGATGGGCTTGCCCTGATAGGTGCCGGGGCCAGAATCATGTACAGACATTGTCGTTACTCCTTTGAGTTGTGGGTGGGAAGTTACCGGCGTTCGCCGGGGCGACGTTGGCCAGAGGCCGGCGCTGAGCCAGGGCTCGGCGTCGGCGCGGCCGACGTGTTGGCCACGACCGCCGCGGCGATGGCCGCGTCGTTGGTCTGCAACGTCGTCACCAAGGCCGTGAGCGCGGTCTGGGTGGCGGCATCCGTGCTGGGAATGGCGGCGATCTGCGTCGCCAGGTTGTTGATGAGAGTGACGATGCTTCCGTCGACGGTGGTGTTGTTCGCCACCTCGGCAGTCAGGCTAGTGAGGTCTACGGCCATTGCATTCTCCTGGGTTAAGATCTGGTTGAGAAGGGACATCATCTGCTGTTGGTTCAGCAGCACCTCGTTGAAGAACCCCGTGAGGCTGCCGCCGTGGCGGCTCCCGCGACGGCCCCACGCAGCTAGCGTAGCATCATACGCCGCACGCGCATACTGAGTGCCGCTCACTGGCGGCGGCGTCTGCTGCGACTGCAGCTCTACAAGCTCAAACTCCGCAGCAGACGTCAACCCAATCACGGCGCAGCTCAGCAGCTTGTCCAGGTTGGACTCGCCAGTATTCAGCACTCCAAGAATCTTCTGCAGGACTGCGATGTTGTCATCTGGCATGGGGTATTCCTTTATAAAGAGGCAGCGGCGCCAGGCGAGGGATGAGGGGGACCACCTGGCGCCGCCTATGCGGCTGGGGGTCGGAGAACCGCTGGCCGCAATTGTCATTAAACGGGCTCTTTCTAGCGCACGTCTTTCAGCATGTTAGTGAAGATCGAGATATCAGTTTTGCGTTCGACGGCCGGTCGGAAACATTCAGTTGCAAATGAACATTCGCCGAAGTCGTCATCATCATATTCGTCTGCTATATTAAGAATTTCGACCAAAAAGATAAAAGTCGTTCCGTCCGGTTCTGGCTCATCAAAGCAACGAATTGTATAGGCACCGCCGACGACGGGGAAAATCTCGCCGCACTTCCCGACAAAATCATCGCTTACACAAACCACTTTCTGTCCAACGTGAAAGTTCATTCCCGTCTCCTATCCCTCATTCTATGCTTATCCGGTTTAGACACACGGCACTGCATCTTGTGGTCGCGGCTCTCTCGACTTTTCATAAGCTGCCTTTGTGTTCGTGTGCTGTTTTACAAGCCACGCTTCGATCTCACGCAACGGTCTTAGCTTCGCCTCGCGGGCGGCAATGCGCCGCACATGACGCGGGTTGATTGGACGATAGCGGACCGCACCCATCTCTCGGCGTAGGTACACGATGGCATGTGCGAAGCCGTCACATACTCCAAGCATCCTAAGATCACCGCTATTGCTCATTGTTCGTGCCTCTACAGCTAGTAGGTGTTAGCGTTTATGTGTGGCAACCGGATAAGCATGCCTCATTCTTCCGATCGAACGACCCCGCAGTCATCTCCCTTGCATGTCCACAGGATGCCGCTGCCCATGGTCAGAAAATAGGCAGCGTAGGCGATCGCCAGCAGGACGACCGTCCAGCCCAGTGCCGTAGCAGATCTGCGTCGTCTCATCCTACACCGTCGCTCTGGCTTCGGCCACCGATCCGTCAGCCTCATGAACACATACACCGCCACGACGACTATCGGCACGATGACGACGAAGCTTATCTGATAGCGATCCATCAATGGAAGAAGCGCTCGATTGATCCGCCGCCGAAAAGTATCGAGGCGAAATAGAAAGCCAGCGCCAGCCAACCTAGCGTCCAGCGCCCTGCATTCGCAGCAGGCCAGTTGGCAGCCGCTAGGCACATGATTACAAACGCAAAAACAAGCAATATGGTTCCGAGCATAGCATTTTCTCCTTTTATCTTATATCCGATTGTTACCCATGACCACCGCCTATAGGACTTAAAATGAAGCATATGATATGACGCCCAGTCCCTTTGCCGGTAGATCCAGGATGACGATGATGAGAAGAATGAGGCCCATTTTCTTGCTCCGTTATAACACCAGAAGAGTGAGCTTAATCAGCGCGGCTTGACGAGCTTGTAGCCAACCGTCCAGACCGCCTCGATGCGAAAGCCGAACGCGTCGATGGCGCGCTTGCACTGATGTGCTATCTGGCGAACGTTATCCTTGGCTCTGTCCGGTTCCAGAACGCCGTAAACATCGCTGATCAGCTTATCGAAGGTCACTGTCGCAGGATAGGCCTGGTTCAAGGAGTGCAGCAGCGCGGCCATATGCGGGCTCATCCGCGCATGCTTGTCTTTGAACGCGGCGATGTTGGAGCCAAGGTCGACGATCAGAGGATCACCGACGATCTCACTGCCGCAGCACGGGCAAATGGTCATCGCCGTATTCACACACCTGTTCGAATGCGAGCGAAAATTAGACAGGAGCAGCCACAACCAGAACCAGACCGATCCATTCGGTCAACACGCTGCCGTTGGCGAGCGCACCAGGCGGGTCCGAACTTATTTCTTATTTTGAGTTAACCAACCATCCAATTTGTCCCATCGAAAAAGACAGGTACTGTCACACCACCGCCACCAACTGGGGCAGAACCAAATTCTGAACTGTGGGCATCGCTTACAAAGGCTCGCATTCCGATTGCAGGTCCTGCAGGTAAGGTGCCAACAGTAAACGCTTGTCCACCACCGAAAAGAGGCAAGCCAATACTCCAATTATAGTTAGTCCATGAACTTGTTGAATCTATAAAACCTGGTTGTGTTCCAACAAATGCTGTCGGATCAACATCGGTGGAAAGCGTACTACCATTTGTTATGTTGTACCCAGGACCTACGATGTTGGAAGGGTTAACAATGTTAGCAGTAGCCATAGTAACACTTGCCTGGCTGTCCAGACTTATAAATTTACCAGATGTAAAATCGATAGAGGTTGCAAAGACTAGGTTGCCTCCAGCCATAATTAGATTTGCAGTGTCGTAAGCGGGACCAACTATATAAAAAAAACCTGAAAAGTCCCCAGGCAAAGGGGTTCCGCTTATCGTAATATTAGCCCCAACAAAAAATGCGCTAGCTTCTACTGAAAAAACTTTAGCGCCGCCAGCGCCGCTAATTAATTCAATTTCCAGTGGATAGACAATCTCTACGACAGAGTTATTGATTAATATTGTTGTTCCATTTGCTCCAGATATTTTCAGATGGAATCCACCAATGGCCAACACATTAAGTAAACCAGAAAAAATGAAAAGCGACCCACTGCCATCGCTAAAATCTAGAACAACATTACCGGGGATTGTTGGGTTGCCAATCAAAGAAACAGACGGGGCAAGATTAGCAAAAAGCGCGGCATTGACTATCCCATGCATAGCAATTCCAGGTAGGGAATTGCTAGACCAGTTCTGATTGGCCTCGTTATAAACGCCATCAAGAAGCTGGACGGCAGCGGTGTATTTATATTGGTAGTCAAAACCTCGCGCCTGGTCCAACGCATGTTGGATCGTCTTGAACGGACTACCTGAAGTTCCTGGATTAGTGTCTGACCCTGAAGCTGGATCGACATAGAACGTCATGTTATCTGTTGCTGGGGTGACGCCACCACCACCAGCATTGATCGCCGCCGCGATCTTGCGCAGCGCCTCGGACGTATCGAGAAAATCGCTGGGGGTTAGTTCTACGGTCATCCTAATCGTCGTCCCTGCGCTTGCTGGCCTTCGTGTCATCCTGCATCACGCAGACCATGCCGGAGTTCAGATCGCGAACCTCGCGACAAACCTCGACGGACGGCATAATGATGCGCATCTGGCGCTCCTTACACTCACCGCAGTTGTAGACCGGCACGATCAGAAACCACCCCTGCTTATTCTTCTTGGCGGTGTCGTCGGCGGCTAACGCGCTGCTTGCAAACATGACTAGCAAGAGAGCTGCAAGAATGTCTGTTAACCTGATCATTGTCTCCTCCCCATTATCTCGTTGATCTCGGCGATGCTCTCCTTGACGGCGGCGTGGTTGCCGCTGCTAAAGTAGATCGTCGTAGCTGCGCCGTCAGGATCGCCCATCACGTGGGAGAACGCGCGTCGCATCTCGATCAGCTCGACGTTGACTACGACGGCGTTGCCCAGGATGTCATGCAGCACGATCTCTGTCGTCAGACACGGCAGCGGCTTCTCAGCAGCCTGCGCGCCGTGCATCATCACCACGCCGAGCAGGATGACAATGGCGACGGCGCAGACGGCGATGAACAGCAAATAGCCGGTGACGCGGCTGGAGATCACTTCTTCACCGGCTTCGTCTTGTACTTCAGCGTCTTGCCGGACATCATGTGGCACTCGATCCAGTTACCAGGATCAACATGGGTCTGCACCGCCGCCGCCACAGGCGACGATATTAGGAAACGACCCGACCATGGAGACGTAGTTGTGTGGGAATGAGAAGACCATCGCCACGATGGTGACAACTGATTGCATGTTTGTTTACCTCTTTGCTTGCTTAATTTGTGCCCTGACCTGCGCCACAGCCACCAGCACCGCCGTCGTGATCGCTGCCGACATCGTCTGCGTCATCTGATCGCCGTGACCTGATTTAATCGCCTCGGCCATGAGCGCGGCCTGCCCGGCAGCGAAGCGGGCGGGCGCGGTCTGCGGCGTCGCGGCGTCAGCGGCCTCGCCGACGCACTCGGCCATGCCCTCGATGGCGCCGCGCGGGATGAAGGCGTCCTCAAAGCCCCAGTAGGAATCCTCTGCGGCTTCGGCTGCGGTTAGCTCTTGCGGTGTCATTACGCTGTCCTCCCCTGAACACGATTGTTCTCGCCCACGCACCTGATGTTGATCGTCAGGCCGTCGTCCTGTAGCAGCAGCGTGCGCACCATGAACGACATGTCAGCGGCGCGCTCGTGCACGTATTCCAGACACTCGACCTCGGTCTTGAACTGCTCGTCGCTCGTGTACTTGAACGGCAGGCCGGTTGTGATGACGGAGCCGACGATCAGGATGGTCCACATTCGATCATACCGCAGGTGGGGGATGGAGCAGTGCGTCAATCTGCTTAAGAACATCGACGTTGTACCAATGGGGATATTGCACTTGACGGATCCGGCGATGTCTACACGTTCTAAGCTCACGCCGGCTCGTCCTTGTGATGCATCTCAAGGTCGATGGTCAGCGTCTGCGTCAGCCACTGGCCGTCGTAGTCACGGACTATCCGCGCACCGCACGGCAGCACGCGCCCAGGTCCAGGTGGCGTGTCGCGCCACCAGCGATGAAACTCGCGCATCTGCGCCGGCGTCCAAGTCGCCGGTAGCTCGACGACGTGCTCGTCTGAGTGGTCGTCCCCCACAGCCGTGCAACCGATATGGAAGCGGCTGATCGCGACGCCCTTCGTCCTGATCTCATGCGCCAGCTTCTCGAACGTCTGCGCCATCTTCTCTGGATCATACTTGGTGACACGCAGGTGGCTGACACCCGGCGACGGCTGGTCAGACGGGCTGTCGCCGATGTTGCGGTTGAAGTTCTCCGGCTGTATAGAAGCAGCTGCCACAGAAATCGGCGCGAGGCCGAGCAGCGCAACTAGATTTCGCTTCGACACCACAATCATGAATACATGCCTCTTAAGCAATACAGCACGTACCCGCACAGGGCGATTTGTATGAAGAAAAATGTGATGGCGGCTACTCTGTCGAACATGCTTCTTCTCCTTCGCCACAGGATAGCTTGCCGGGGGCGCACCACAATCATGACACCTCTTCCCATTTTTTGTCTAGTAGTCACGCGCCTGCAAACAGGTCCTCGCGCGGCTCGCCGTGCACCTCGATTAGCTTCTCCAGCAGCCGGTCCAAGTAGCCAACGTTGATCGGGCGGTCACACGGGAATGGCAGATCATTACCCACGGAGTTGGCATCGAGCTTGCGGCGCTCTCTCGTTCCTACTGGGTTAACTGGAGTGGAGCCTAGCTCCGCGATCCTGACGCCGGCCCTGCGGCGCGGATCGTCCCAGCGCAGCGCGCGGAGATCGCCATCCTGGCGGTGAGACGAGACGATGCTGGAAACCAGTGACGCCGTTATGGATGAGCCAATGATGTCCGCGATCTCGCGCGACGACATGCCGTTGACCCACAGGTCCATGATTTTGTCGTGGTCGTGCTTGTTCATGCTGCTACCCGCTCAGGAGTGCGCGACTTCATCGTCATCAACGTCCTCTTGCGTTCCAGTCGATGCGGGCCAGTCGCCCCGGCACGAAGTGCGGCGGCACGGTCGGGTCCTCCAGCTCTCCCGTCTTCTTGCGCTCCTCGATCGTGGGATATCCTACCCAGCTAAGCGAGCTGTCGTAGGTGGCGCGGCGCTCGTTCTCCACCGCGTAGCGCAGCGAGTCTATGCAATTATGAACCAGCACGCCACCAGCAAAGAACTCGTGGTCACCCTCAACAGTCAAATCATAAACCCGCTCGGCGATGCCGCCATCGGTAACGGTTAGCACACGACCGTGAACAAGTTTGTGTCTGTGTGTACTTGTTCCGCCAGAAATGTTTATCACACTCAACGCAGATTCGCTCGACATCATCAACCTTCGAAGCTCGCCGCTTAGTGCATCAGCCCGCGTAAACCCTCTACTCGTGTAAATTTTGTGGTCCGGCGTACAGCGCACAGATCCAGCGGTCGTGCGAACCAACAACGTCTCACGCTGGACGTCAGTCTGCCCAACAAACAACACACGCCGGTAACCGCCACGCGTCAACACGCTGTCCTTAGTCGTCACCTGCTCGATAGGGACATCGCCACGCTCACAAGTCACCAGTGTGCCTTCTGCCACACAGTGATTCTTCTTATCCGCAAGCTTGGGTAAGACTTCTTCAGTCTTCTTATCGGTTTCGTAGCTATACGTTGCCAGCTCATCAGCAACATGCTTGCACCTAGGATGCACGACAATATCGTAGCTTTTTAGAAACGTAATTCCTTCCTCAATGCTTCCTACACCTTTTATTGCCGGCTCAATGTTGAAGCCGAAGCGCTTCAGGTAGCTGATCGCCTGCGGGTTAGACGAGTCCGCGATGATCGGCCAGTCGTGCGCGCCGGGGATGCCCTGCCAGCCGTACGGGTTCTGCCACTCGCTGCTGCCGCCGGCGAACAACGCCGGAGTGTGGTCGATGTCACAGCCAACCTTCCAAGCTTCAAAGTCGACAAATAAGGTGCGACCGCTGATGAAACAGCGGACAAGCACTGTAGGGTCGACCGCGAACCCCCAGTCAGCTCCCATGTAGAACCTGGCGTCCCTCGGCGTCTCAAACTCCTCGATCCTCCAGTTCCTAAATACTCTTGCCTCACTCGCCACTTGGTACTTGCCCATCCAGACATGGGCGTAGCGGTCAGGATCGCGGCGCTTGTCGTACTCCATCTCCTCGCGGAGCACGTCGGGGAACAACGGGTTATCGGAATAGTTGGCCTCGACGACGATCGAGTCTTTAGGTCGCTCCGGACCACGCAGCAATTCTTCAACTGGATCGGAATCACTATTTGGGTTCCAGGAGAACCACAACTGCGAGTGCTGCTTACGAAGCGTGGGGCGCAAAAGACCTAACGAGAATTTACTAGCGCGATGCGCTTCGTCAAACCAAGCGATGTCGTAACCTTCCAGCGACTTGATCGACTCGGCCGTGTGATTCTGCATGCCCTGAAAGATAATGATACCGTCGCCGGGCGTCTCTATACGATCCTCCAGCACACGGAACTGGTTTCCCACCCTGAACAAGACAATCTTGTCTTCGAGCAAAAGCTTGGAAGATTGTTTCAAAGACTGCTGAACTTCACGCAGGCACACGGCGCGTAAGCCGGGATGCTCAAGACAATGAATGATTAGCTGCTCGGCAAAGAAATGCGACTTGCCGCTACCGCGACCGCCGTGTGCGCCCTTATACCTCGCCGCTTCCTTCAGGGGCAGGAAGACAGAGGCGATCCCTATCGGCAGCAATTTTGTCCCAGTCTTCCCGAGAGTCGGTAACGATAAGCTGGACAGCATGGACAATTTGGAGCGGATTTTCCGGGTCCCCGCTAAATTCATGCCGGTCCCGCCATTCTTTCGGCTTGCGGTTTTTGAGCCAGAAGATACAGGCCGTTGTGTCAGGCGGGACATGCTCTACGTATTCCACTGTTGAAACGGTCGTGCCGCCATCTTCATTTTCAAATGTCGTAGTCTTTACCACTGGGCGTTCATAACCAATCGCTTTTTGAGCTAAAGAACGCTCTATACGTTGGTCAAAAGCTTCCTTACCTTCTTTTAAGGCGCCTAAAAACTCAGGATGTTTTATCATCCAATTATCAATAGTCGCGTGACTAACTTCAAACTCAGAAGCAAGGTCCGCGTTAGTAGCCCCTAGCTTCGCCATCGCCTTGACGATCTTGATGCACTCTGGATCATACGCTGTCGGTCTTCCTCCGGGCATAGCTTCGTACTCGATTTTAATTGGCGATTGACCACTTGACGTATGTAACCGGCCACGTTACATTCTCCCTAGGAATGGGAGATGGCTATGGCCAAGTCTCTGACGATCCAAGATTTCATGCGGATGTTCCCGGATGACGACGCATGTTTGGAGCACCTTTTCCGGCTCCGCTACGGAACAAGCTTCAAGTGCCCGCGCTGCGGCGAGATAGGCAAGTTCCACAAACTCTCGAAGATGCCCGCCTATACCTGCCAGTGTGGCGAGCACATTCACCCGATGGTCGGAACGCCGTTCGGCCGAACGCATACTCCGCTGCAAAAGTGGTTCTATGCGATGTATCTGTTCACCACTACGCGCCACGGCGTCCCGGCGAAGGAACTGCAACGCCAGCTTAGCGTGAACTACAAGACCGCATGGCGCATGGGCCATGAGCTTCGCAAGTATCTCGGCTTTGTGGATGGCGACGACCAGCTTTCGGGACACATAGAGGCGGACGAAACGATGATCGGCGGGAAGCGTTCTGGCGGCAAGCGCGGTCGCGGCGCTCCGGGCAAGACGGTCGTATTCGGAATGCTGGAGCGCGACGGCGACGTGATGACGCGGATCGTTGATAACGTGCGCCGCGCGACGCTTGAGCCGCATATTGTCGCCAACGTGCGCAAGGGATCGACAGTTTCCACGGATGAATTGAAATCCTACGCCAAGCTTGCGCGGCTCGGTTACGAGCACGGTGCAGTCAATCACGCCAAAGAGGTTTGGGTTGATGGCGTGCACCATACCAACAGCCTCGAAGGCTTTTGGTCGCTGTTGAAGCGCTCGATAAAAGGAACGCACGTGCATGTATCGAAGCGGCATCTTGCTAAGTACCTCGCCGAGTTCGAGTTCCGTTGGAATTTGAGGACTGACCCGAATGCGATGTTTCCTCTTCTTCTAAAACGCCTCGCGACATAGCATCGAGAAGCCGGTTGAAGCGATCACGGTCGGCTTCCGATGGATGCTCTTTCGCAAAGTGGTCAAGCTTCCCGCTCTTGCGGGCTTCTTCGAGACTGAGATATTTTCCGCGTGACATTTTCAGGTAACCTCATTTTTTCTCTTCATCATCATTAGGCAAGCTCGCATGCGCATTATAGACCTGCGCAGTAAGGAACAACTGTAATGCCGCTGAGAAGGTTATAAGAACTGCGTAAAACAATAAAAATAAACTCAAGATATCTAACAGACGACTATCCGTAATTTTTGCTACTATGCCACAGATAAGCGCAAGTACCTGAACCAAGATGAAATGCACAAGAGCGGCTGTTAATTTCATAAAGTAGGACAGCGGCTCGCCATCCTCAGCAAGAACTTTGAATATTTCAGCCGAAGAGAATGCGAGAACAATGGCGAGTGCGCCGACCGTGAATCCCAACAAGTTAGGGATAGCTGAAACAACAAGGTCAGACGCCTTGTTGCCATTTGGTGCCCAGAAAAGGAACGATACAAGAGTCAAAACTAATGAGACGATTAGATAAGGCGACTTGATAAGCGCTCCAAAGCCCCCATAAATAATCCAGTATTGCCGGATTGTGTCAGCTTGATTTTTCCAGTATTCAAAAGCGCCTGAGTGCGTTGAATAAAGCGCCAATAGAGCTAACCTCGACCTCAGCCGTGACAGTTTTTGGATGATCTTTTGTGGATTCGGTAGTGGGTTTGCCATCTGCGTCTGTTCCTTCACCTGTCACATGCCCGTTGCCCGCTGCCGCAATTTGCGCAAGTGTTTGTGTTTCATCATCTGGAATGATTGTTGGGACTTTCGCTCTTTTCTTCAGTTCTAGGTTCTGACTTTTCGCGCCTTGCTTCATAAGCCTATCGAGTAGCCTTTTTTGATCCCTCGCTAAGTCATCAGCGTTGGGGCGCACCACAAAAATTTCGAGTCTACGAAGACGCATGGCGTAGATTCGTGAGAGTGCTTCCCTTGAAGGAACCACCGTGACTGAAACATCCGGCTCATTCGGCCCCAAATATTCTTCGCTGAGAAGCTCGGTAAAAAAATACTGCGCTCTTTTTGATCCGAAGTGTTCACCAAGCTCGTTAATGTACTCCAACACAAGAAGATGTTTGCTCTCCAGAAAAACAAAATTGAAAGATCGAAAATTTGGACGGAGATGCTCTGGTATTTGGATTTTATCCTTTTCATCAGGAGTTGCCTCTTTGTCGGTTTCCTGATCGAGCCACTTGCCGTCTTCGATTTCCGTCCACACAAGTATGCGTCCGAAAAAGCTGGGAGGAGTGGTGTCACGATCCTGCGGTTCAGTAATTTTGGCCCAATCTTTTCCCCAGACCGGAATTGCTTTTTCGGCCACCATTTGGAAAAGATGCCAATAAATTCCGGTCGGATGTGGGTCGGCTGCAATGTTGATTGCACCAATCGTGATTTTTGGGGTTGAAGCCATCGTCCCGTGCCCTCAAATGGTGCCAATAGAATGACACAACCTATGAGGTCAGGGGATGGGGAATCGGTGCATGCTACCGATTCTGCCCCCAAATCATTACATACGTCAAGTGGCCAAAGGCCTTTTAATTTTACTGTCTCATCTTATCATAGCAGCAGCACTGGCGCTCAAGTCCATTTCCTCCATTTGATCATACGCCATTGCGCGGCAATCGGCCACGAAGCAACATTCGTGAGCTACACGGCGACGGGCCTGGCGTCCCGGCGTTTCGCTACTAAACAGCTACAAGCTCGTTCGCCTTGAACTTCACTTTTGTTGGACCACCAAACAAATTTAACAGCGCCGTTTCCCGGCAATTGACCATGCCGTCATAGACACCAACACAACCACGAAAGACACCAACCTCGGCGACCACCTCCTGACCAACCTTGAAACGCTCATCAGAAGGCATCAACAAAACATCATCTCTGCACCTCCCCCTCAACTTATCCATCTCCTCCTGCCTCACAATTGCCGGCTCACCATCCATCATCAGCAAGGCGTACACACCAAAAATATCGAGAAGCCTCGGCCAGGCATCACCAATGAAAACAAAAATGTAATTTGGAAAGAGTGGGCGCAGACGCACACGCCGTCGACCGCGGACATGCGTCGTCATACGAACTTGCGGGCTGAATATTTCAAAGCCTGCATCCCTTATCAACTGATCTGGTTGGTGAGAAACGACGGCAACGGTCCAAGGCATCCAATTCCCCAAATCAATACCTCCGACAATCAACATACGCCAATCCGCGGCGCAGTGCAAATTCCTCCTTACCCCCTTACTACCTCCGGTTGAACAGCAATCCTGCCGCCGGCTCCATCCTCAAAAACTGGAGGAGGGGGTGAAGGGTCATGAAGGGGGGTCTTTATAAACTATGAAAACAAAATAGGAATCAGACAACGCGCTTGAGGAGTTTATGAAGACCTCCCTTCATGACCCTTCACCCCCATCACGTATTTCGGCTATCATCTTGATATTTCTGTATTAACGCCCTTGCGGCCTGAATTCTCACCGCCGGCGATAATTCCCGCAAAACGTAAATTGCAGTTTCGTGCATTGTCGTTTTTCCATTCTTCAAAATCCTGAATTGCCAGCGATTATGCCCCACGCCAGGGTTGCGTACGGCAATATAGCCGCAGCTTTCCAGCCTGTGTGGGATAGCCCTGGCGTTGCGTCGCTCCTCCAGGAACTTGGCAAAGCTGCCGGAAGGCGTCGCCTTATTAATTTGCGCCACTGTCACGGCCTGCGGCCGTTCCAGGATGTTGAGGGCTTCGGCAAACTCCGCATCTTCCATCGGCAAGCTAGCCTCGACGATATCGAAGAAGGCTTCGGTCTGCTTCGGTGGGGCCTTCGGGTTGAACTTCGATAGATTGCGGGAGCGCAGCCATGCTGCAACGTGCTCGTATCCACTATCGTTATAGAAAGCCTCGAGGTCGGTAAAGAACGAAGCCTTAAACTCCTCCTTGATCTTGTTGCTCCACGCCACATAAAACCGCCGATCCCCAGGCGGCAGATAAATACCTCCAGTGCGATGATTGGTAGTAATTATGATTCCTGTCACATTAACGACAGCATACTTGTTCAAATGCTTCTCGTTGCATTGCAGAATATCAGGAGGCGCTGTCGTCAACGTCTTCAGGTGTTCGTAAAAGTCATAGTGCCTGGTGTCGCCAAGATCACGTGCCTCATCGATGTGACAGACAACCGACTTAACGTGAGCATTAAAACTACCCATGATATCCTTAGGAGCGACGTTTATCCAATTCCAGTCACCGATCGCCTGCCGCAGCGGCTTCAGGCTCATGTCCTTGCCGATGCCTTGTTCTCCCGCCAACAGCAGGCCATGATTGATCTTGATGCCGGGAAACTGTACGCGCTGCGCAAACCAATCGAGGATATGCTCGGCATCATCGGGGTAAAGCTTGTGAACATGATCGACCCATGGCCATGCCCGCTGCGGGTCGCCTGGCTTGATCCGTGGTGGCCGATAAAGGTTAAGGCAGGTAGTATCCGGCTTCTCAATCCAACCTCCTTCGGTGCGTGCTACGCGGTCTGGGATTAACTCTGGATCGCCTGGAGACCACGTCATCGCTTCTGCCTTCCTGAAGCGGTCCAGCCAGGCGCTGGCGGCAATGCGCTTGCCGGTCGCCTCGACCAGCTGCTTCGGCAACCGCGCATTGACGCTTGTTGCCGGCCATGACTGACCGGTGGCTAGATAGACATATTTATGCGACGGCAAAAAACTGACGAAGTCGTCGATTGCGGCGCCGCTTGGTATCTGCCCAAGCTTCCAATTAGCGTCGACCTCAGCGGCATAATGGAAGATTGTGCCAGCAGTAAACTTCGTGACCTTCTTGCATTCTTTCCATTTATTTCTGCAATCTGTCTTTTCATATTTCTCTGACTTGCGTGACCAGCGATCAAACAGCTCGAAACCCTCGTCTCCTAATTCCTGCAACAATGCACACCCAACTTCAAACCAGATCTGGTAATCATCGGATGCAATGATATCGAGTGCTGCCTGGATATCAGCCTGCTCGACCGGTTGCCGGTTGTTGATTCGTGTTACTTTGCGCTTCGGCTCCGCATTCTTATCAATAAATTGGCTGGCCTTGTATGATTTGAAATCGTTCAACTTGACAATGCGAACAAGGAATGGTTTGCCTTTGTGGTGAATAAAACCAGGAAGGCGTAAAACGCGAGGCAGGTCGGTTATCTTCTTGTCGCTCTTAAGCCGGTTGATCAACCTCCGCTGTGCATTACGAAAGACCTCGGCATCGAGCGGCATGTCCTGAACCCGCCAGATCACGTGCCAGCGTTTCGGCGAACTTTCGGTGACGATGTGTGGCGTTGGCGTCATCGCCGGCTCGAGCGGAGCACCATCGAGATCAACAAATACGCCGCGAATACGTTTGACATTCTTCGCCTCTCGGCCCTTCAAGTCTGTTTCGTTGATGGTGACGTAAACACCTGCACCACGCTTATTTAGCTCACACAGACCGTCCCAGCAGTCCTCAAGCGAGCCATGAATGATCCGCGACAGACTGTCATCCTTCGGCGTCTTGCTGCCGCTGGGCAAATCATGAAATATCTGGAAAGTGAATGCCTTTGCATTCGGGTCAAGTATTTTCAAAAACTTTTCTGCCGCACCTCGGGTGGGCATCATTTTAATTGCTCCAAAAAATAAGGCGGGGGCACCGCCGTCGCGATGCCCCCTAATGTTGGCGATCAGTAAGTCAGTTGCTTAGCACCTTTCTTCGGCTCTTCGGCTGGAGCAACCTTGAAGGCCGAAGCGGCAGACCAGCCAACAATCTCAAATAGCGGAATGAACACCTTCTTGTAGGTCGGGTGCATGTAGAAGTCCTTGCCAAGTGTAATGATCGGGAAGTCGTCGTTATCGCGTTCCATGCTCTTATTGGCGGCGTCCTCGATCAGTTTTCCCAGTACGCCAATGCCACCCTTGGAGGTCGTCACGAAGGTATAGATATCGCCGTTCTTGCCGGTACCCTTCATCAGCACTTGGTTGCCAAATTGCCAGGGGTCGCGTTTCTGGCCGGAGGTGTCTTCTTCCCAATCGGTCTTGTCGTCCCAGCCGAGGGCGCTGCGTAGTTTCGGCTGGAAGCCTTCGATAACCGGCCCCATGTCCTGTTCGGCAGGCTTGTTGGCCTCCCAACGTGTCCAACCAGCCATTAAACTGTCGGGATTGAGAATGACCTTGGTGCCGACGGCGATCTCCTCGTCGTCCTGTCCCGCCAGCCACTCCCCCTTGGTAAAGCGCAGAAGTTTGCCGACGATCGAACCGCGGCCAGCGCTGGCGCTTTTGCCATATTGAACCAGCCGTTCCAATTTCTCTTTTCTCGTTGTCACGGTTTCGTTGAAATAGAGACTTACGCCGGACCCGGTGGCCTGACGTGTACCGGTCTTATTGAGTTTCATTTTCATTTTCCTGTTTCCTTGTTTACAGTTCATCGCTGACATTCAGTAGTGTCAGCCTGGAGGTCGGCGCTCCAGGTTTGGCAAATTTCTCAATATCAAAACCTTGCAGCTTCGCTGCCTTGGCCAGCGCCTGCATGTCATAGCGCTTGACACCTTTGACTTCGATCCAGCTCAACACGTTCTTGATCTGGCGGATGCCCTTCTCGCGCAATCTTTCCTTGATCTCTTCCTGCGCCGCCAGGAACGCCTTATCTGCGCTGTCGCGTACTTTCCGCATCTTGTTGGCGGCACGCACCGCATCGACAATTTCGGCGCGGAACTGCTTTGGCACTTCATCAGCTGTGTACTTGGCGAATGGCAAGTTATGTCGCTCGATACCGCAGCTCTTGATGTAGGGACAATGCTCACATTCGCGGCCGCCCTTGATGTAGCCTTCCGGCTTCAGTTCCTTGGCGCTACGCGCCATTAAGATATTTAATGCCCTGGTCTTGGCGGCCTCAAAAATTGCCTCATCAAAAGCAATGGCAAACTCCGTCACGGTGTCGTGGAACGAGGCGTCGATGTAAGCTAGCAATGCATAATTTGGTTGATACTTGGTTGTCTCGCGGATCAGCCCCATCTGCACTTGTGCCTGCATTATGTTCTGATGTTTGGCTTCGGTCAGATTCACACGCGGGTCTATACTTTTACATTCGACTACCAGGCAATCACTGCCAATATTATCGACGCCGAGGTGCTTGAGAACACTACGTGACATGCCGACCAGCAAACTATCCGGCGTTGCCGACAGGTGCTTGCCTTCGATGGTATGTTGTTCATCACCGGCAAATTTCAGCTTATCGCCATACTTCTTACGCAGTGCCGGCACGAAGACGTTGGCCTCGATCAGGTCACCACGCGCTGACGCTCCCCAGCGCTGGATAAAGTCGTCATCTTGATCGTGCTTTTGTTTGACATACCAGATGCGGCGTTCGCACTGGCCAATCTCAGACGCGCCTACGGTTTTTGAGCGGTCATGTTGCCATGTCTTAGGGACAATCAAGGCGTCTATCAATTCCTTGAGCATGCTTTATCTTTCCTTATTTAATTATTTAAGATTTGACGCTGACAAAAGTCCGATGCACAGTCAAGCGCAATCGCCCCAATTCTGACCGCTCGATGCTTCCGCCACTAATGGTATGCTCAAGTCGACGACATGCTCCATGATGTGTTTGATTTCTTTCATTGCTTCGCGGGCCTTCTTGGTCTTCGGAACGCTCCAGTCAAACTCATCATGCACCAGCAGCAGGGGAACGCCGACGACGTCACAGACGCCGCTTTCCCAGATCTTGGCCATCGACGCCTTGAAGATATCGGCAGCGCTGCCCTGGATACGGGCGTTGAGTGCCGAGTAGGTGAAGGCTCGTTCGCTGCCGGGTACGCAATGATCTAAGATGCTGATCTTGTCATTGCGCTTAAGCATCCACTTGTTGAACTGTCGCCGCCGGTTGAACAGGGTCCTGATTTCGAAGGGATCGGTCTCGGCGCGGTCCATCCAATAATTCATCAACGGTCGCATGAATGGCGCGTTACGGTGATAGGTCCGCAACAGCTTCTCGCCTTCGTCACGATCGAGACCGAGATCGCGGCACAATTTGGTGACGCCTTCGCCGTAGGCGATGCCGAAGTTAACCGTCTTAGCCGCGGCTCGCTCCAGCCCGGTCATATTGGCGACAGCCTGATGGAAGTCGGTTGAAGGATCGTTAACGTAAAGAGCAACGACGTCGTCGGCACCCTTAAGCTCAAACTCGGCAGCGTCGTTGACCATCAACCGGTATTCGATCTGATTGAAGTCATGCTTGTGCCACTCTTCACCTAACTCCGGCACGAAGATCGACCGGATGGACTTGCCCAGTTCACCACGGACGGGGACCTGCTGAAGGTTCGGTTTGGAACTTGACAGACGGCCGCTGACTGTACCGCCGGCGTCGCTGCGCAGCTGGTTGAAGTGACAATGGATACGGCCGTCGATGTTGCTGTCGAGAATGGCGCTTTCGATGAAAGTACTGCGCAACTTGTCGAGCTGCCGTGCCCGGCGGATCAAGCCGGTAATCGGATGTGGGTGGTGATAGAGGAATTCCTGGCGGAACGACGGCGCTTCAGTCTTTTCGGTGAGAGAATACTCTAATCCCAGCTTATCAAAAATCTTTGCAAGGCTGCGTGCTGCCCACAATTCAATTTTGATGCCGGTCTGCTGTTTGATCTTGCGTTCAATCGTGACCTGCTCTTTCGCCATTTGCCGCTTTAGTTGCTCGGCGCGATCGAGGTCGACACGAACGCCTCGCTGTCGCATCGCCAAGAGCATAGGGATCAGTTTGGATTCCATCAGGAACAGATTCCACAGTCCAAGCTGCTGCAGCATAGGCTGCTGCTTGGTAAAGATGCGCAACGGCAGCTTCACGTCGCCTTCGGCGTAGGGAGCAACGACAGACGGCGGGGCTCGCCAGACGTGTTCCATGACCTTGCTAGGCTTGACCTTAAGATGTTCGACGATCCACTGCTCCATCGGCTCGCCGAGCTTGCCGGTCTTGAGATGATGCTGGGCGATGGACTCCAAGTTGTAACGCAAGCGCGTCTCGTCGATCAGCGGTTCAGCCACTTGCACGTCATAAAACGGGCCGACAGCATTAACGCCTTCGGCGGCGAGCATCTCCAGATCGAAAATCAGCCGCGCGCCGATTTTTGGCACCGGCAATTTCAGTTGCTTGTTCAGCCAGGCATAGACTTTGCGTTTGTCGAGGTTGGGTCCATTCTCGTGCGCTACGGGGAAATAACCGGACCAGCCATCGACAGCGACAGCGACGCCGGCGATGGTTGCACCGCGGCGCGGATTGAGGCCCGTAGTTTCGCAGTCGAATGCGATCGGGCCTCGACCCTTGAGATCAGGGAAGCTCGTTGTCATCATAGGATACCGCGCATAAATAAAAAACACTCATCGGCGTTGATACTCTCCAGGATAGCGGCTCACTCTTGTTCTTTGGTACTCTCCAACAATACGATTCGCTCGCGTTTTCCGGTACCTCTCATCAAATAAGGCTCACTCATATGTTGCGGAACACTCTTCGATTATGGCTAGCTCTTTTTCTTCGGTACTCTCACAGGGCTTATTGAACGTTCCAGAGGCACGGTACTCTCAAGCATCACGGCTCGCTCCATGAAAGTTGTCAAGCACTTTACCTAAATCCTTTACCCTTGCTGCTTTATCTTTCTCATGGCAGCGTAGGCTCGTTCTGCGTCGCGTTCGGCGTCGGAATTGGGCACCCCGGGTCCTGTTGGCTTTCTCTCCTCCGGGATTCGGGGATGTTCAAATTCGGACCTGTACGCTTTAAGGCTTGACAGCTATATGTGGAACGCCTATATTTGCCATATTGCGGGGCCAGAGTGCCTACAGGGAGAGTGACATGGCAAATCAGGAAAACGAGCAGATTTCGATGGAATTTGGCAAGAAGGGCAAGAAACCGGGCCGTTTCGAGGTTCACGAGCACGTCTTTGTTTCCGGCCCGCGTTCGCACGGAATGTTCATCCGGGCGACGCAAAAAACGACCTCGCATTTCAGCCATTCGCACGAGGGGGGCAACATCCCCCATACGCACCCCAATACAGGGCCGGGCTGCTACACCATCGACAAAGACGAATGGCTCCAAGCGACGGGGTTGCGCGGCGGCGGACGTAAGAAATTCACAAAAGAGCCGAGCGGCGAACAGATGCCGATGATTGAGCGCACGCCGGAAGAAAACACCTTCGAGGTCATCGTTGGACCTCCTCCGAAGGAATACAAAGGCGAAGGCCCCGGCGTTGCGCCTGCTGTCCGCATGATTCTGGGGTTTGGCATGACCGCAGTTGTACGCGGCTCGGATGAGGCAGCCTGAGCCATGACCAGCCTCATCGAAATCTACCGCCGCTTCCCGACAAAGGAGGCGGCGGTCGCTCACTTGGAACAGGTCCGCTGGCCGCACGGCCCGGAGTGCCCGCTGTGCGGCTCGACCAACACGGCACGGCACGCCGAAAAGGGCCAAGCCGACCGCTGGCAATGCTGGGGGTGCCGCAAATCGTTTAGCGCGACCGTGGGCACGATCTTCCACAACAGCCACGTCGATCTTCAACGATGGTTCCTGCTCATCACGCTCATGCTGAACGCCAAGAAGGGGCTTTCGGCGATGCAAGCGGCGCGCGACCTGGAAATGAGGCGTCCCACCGTCTGGTCGATGATGCACCGGATTCGCGGGGCGATGCAGGATGACGGCCGCTTGCTGTCCGGGCTGGTCGAAATGGACGAAGCGTACATCGGCGGGAAGCCCCGCAAGCGCAACCGACGCGATGACGACACGCGGTCGCCACGCGGTCGCGCGACCAGCAAGACGCCTATCGTCGGCGCCGTCGAGCGCGGCGGCCGCGTCAAGACGAAGATGGTTGCCCATGACGAAATGACCGGTGACGACATGGAAGCCTTCACGCGCGAGACTATTGACCTGCCGCACACCGTTCTGACGACGGACGAATATCTCGGCTACAACCGGCTCAATAACATCGTGGCGCACCGCGTCATCAACCACAGCGTTGTCTATGTCGATTGGGACATGTTCGCTGAACAATTCGGCCCGACGCATACCAACACGATTGAGAGTTTCTGGGCCATCGTGAAGCGCGTCTTTGTTGGCCAATTCCATTCGGTGAACGTCAAGTATCTGCCGCTCTATCTGAAAGAGTTGGCGTACCGCTACAATCTGCGGAACGTCGGCTGCGATCTTGATGGAGTGCTGCATCTTGCGATCAAGCCTTAAAGCGTACAGGTCCGTTCAAATTAATACTTGGGAAGATTTACGTGATCTCGCTAATAAAATCGAGCAGATGGCTCGGGAACATTCGGCATGGTCGATGACTTACCATGAAATTCAAACTTTGATTGATCATATACATGCAAAGGCGCGAATTCAGGAGTTGAATAGCCGTGGATAATTTTCGTCTGTTTGAAATGACCGTGGCCGAAATGAAAGAAGTCCGTGAAGATTTGCGCAGCAATAGGAAAAAACGTGGGGCAGAGAAACGCCGCCAGATGATCAGAGCTATAGACATGTGGATTAGGAAGAAGAAATGAGTGAGCGTACCGACTTACCGCAGCGGCGATCACATCTCGTCCTCGACTTCATACACAATGACGTCAAGTACACGTTAGGCGTCGGTCATTACAAGAATGAACCAATGGAAATTTTCTTGTCATCATCGAAAGCCGGGTCTGATCTCGACGTCAACGCCAGAGATGCAGCTATCGCCGCTTCGATTGCCTTACAGTTTGGCGCCAGCCCAAAAGTCTTATTGCGATCGATGACGCGAAATGCCGACGGCAGTATGAGCGGTCCGCTCGGCGTAGCCTTGAATAAGATTGTCAAGGAACAGATCTGATGTGCGAGAAATACAACGCCATCACTCGAGCGCTGCAATGTCGGATCGATCCTGAAACGCAGAAGGAGGTCGTAGCTTATGCCGTGCAAGAAAAAATCAGCATCGCCGAGACCCTCCGCCGCTTCGTGGACCGCGAAATTCAGAGAAGAACAAATGGACGGAGATCTTCGCAAGCTGTTTAGAAAAAATATTCCCGAGGCAATGTGGGTCAGCATAGAAAGCGGCAGCACTGGCGCCGGCATCCCCGACAGTTGGTACTGCTTTCGAGGAGGCTCTTCCGGATGGCTTGAATATAAATTCACCAAGACACTGACTTATCGCATTAGTCCCTTTCAGATTGCATTTCATCAGGCGCTGGCCCGCTTCGGCAGTCGCAGTTTCGTCGCCGTCCGGCGCAAGAATAAAGCCGTCGATGAGCTGTACATGATCCCAGGAGCCTTGGCGTCCGGGCGCGTCGACGGCAAGCCGGACGGCGTTTACGGACCGACCAAATGGAATTGGAAAGAAGTGAAATTTTTATGCTTATCCGGTTGCCGCACACATAAAATCTGAAACCCACTAGATGTAGATGACCTGGACAACGTGCAAATCGGTTGCTGGACTGCTCACTGAGAACCACTATCTCGGGCCGATCAGCCGTGGCGTTGCGTGGCAGGACAATTTCGGAGCGATCATCATTGCAACACCTACCGCGCGTCGTATTCCGGGGCCCCCTATTCTGATCCCTCGCGAGGCCACACAGGAGCGCTCTACCGCGCCTGTAATTGGTGGTGGGCTCCGACATGGCATCGGCTGCGACCGCCGCCTACGGGCAATGGGTCATGGTCTGAGGGTCGACAAGAGGCGGTCAAGGATTGGTGGATTTTCCCGCTGCGGCGCGATGCCGCGCGTCCAGCAATCCTCCGCGCCCAAGACGAGACGGTCCTGCGCAAATTGCCGTGGGCGGAGTACCGCGAACCCGGCGGCGTCCCGTTCAAGCAATTCCTTTCTGCGGCCGGTCCATTGGACGAGCGGCTTCCACGCCGTGCGAGCCTTGTGCAACCCGAGGCGACCGCTCCACTTTTCGGAGAGTGCCGTGAACACAAGATGTAGAGCTGTGTGTGGCAACCGGATAAGCATGACGCCTTAGAAGAGCACTTCTTAAAGTAAAGCCTTTAGCCGCCTTCGGTTTATCCCGGAGGCGGCAACTTGTTGAAAAAGCTATGATAAATGCCCTATTGCATTTTGCTTTACCACCCCCTATATTACTCATGGAAGCCAACACTTGCCTCGCACCTGATCTTCGAAGCGCGCCGGCTTGACCGGCGCGTCACGAAGTTCAGCTTGAACTTCAAGAGGAGAGAAACATGGTACATGAAAACATTCGGCCGCTGATCGACGACCTTGGCCGGGTCAAGGCTCAGCTGGCAGATCTTGCCCGCCGGGAAAAGGAGCTGAAAGAGCAGATCGTGGAGCTTGGTGAAGGCTCGCACGAAGGTGATCTGTTCCGGGCGACGGTATCCTTTTCCGAACGTGAAACTTTGGACATGGAAGCCGTTCGCGAAAAGCTTACGTCTCAGTTTATTCGTGCTCATACCCGTACTACTCCCGTGACGACGGTTCGCGTCGCCGCGCGGGTACAGGCTAAAGAGTATGTGTGAATTACGCCTGACACTGCTGACCAGCGCCCTAATGATGACAACCTTCGTCATCGTTTCGGTGTTGGTCACTTCCTGGCCGGGCGCGCTCTAAGCCGGCGGCTTAACGGAGATCGCTCATGATCTTCCTAATGCCGACGATCGTGTTGTCCTCGACCGGGCTTCCGTCCGCGTCATGGAAATGGCCTTCTAACTTGACAGCGGGGTACCCGTGGACGTTCCGCGGGTACCCCGCTTTTTTCGTTTGTGAAGAGGAGAGACATATGAAAAAGTTAAAGCCGTACAGTCCTAGTCAGCTGCAGCTGCTCGCCATTTTCCACGGTGGTGGCAGGTTCAAGACGAAGGCTCTGATCAGGGTGTTCTACCGTAACCAAACGCCGAAGCATGCATTGGAGGCGATGACTTTCCTCCTGCGTAAGCTCGACGAAAAAATAAAAGCCAATGGCGAAAACTTCGAATTGAAAAGTCTTGGCTATCAAGGACCGCGGGAAAGCCAATACTGGATAAGTGAAGGTAAAGCGCCTTGACAGACGTCCACGATCGCAGGTAAATCTAAAGGCACATGTTGAAACGTAAACCAAGAGAGAAGCAGGCGGAAGCCTTATCCCTGATATCCGGGAAAAAGGCTTTTGCCCTTTTCATGGAAATGCGTACCGGTAAGACGAAGGTTATCATCGATGATTGGCAGCGTCGACCGGATTGTCCTGACTTGCTCGTGATTGCTCCGGCTTCGGTCTATCGCGTCTGGGGGCAGGCGCTGCATGACGACGCCGTCGAGATGCCGCTGGTCTACACCTGGGTCAGCAGCGAACGCGCCGATGTTACCCCATTCCTGAAACATAAGGGATGCCGTGTCCTGCTGATGAACGTCGAAACATTATCGTCGGTCGAGGACGCGCAAAATCTCTGTGTTGATTTCATGGAGCAGCGCCGAAAGGTCATGCTCGTTATCGACGAAAGCACAATCATCAAAAGCCATTCCGCCAAGCGCACTCAATTCATTACTCTCAGTCTCGCCCCTCGCGCGGCTTATCGCCGGATATTATCCGGCCTCCCTACTCCCCGATCCCCCTTCGACCTCTACGCACAGATGTACTTTCTCGACCCGGCAATCCTTAACTACCCAAATTATTTTGTGTTCAGGAAACGCTATGCAATCCTGAAAAAAATCCCAGTTGGTAATCGCTCAGTCGAGATCGTCGTCGGCTACAGAAACACCGAGGAGCTGCAGCGCAAGATTGCTCCACATTCATTCCGCGTCCTGCTCAGCGAGTGCACCGATCTACCAACCAGCACCTACATGGTGCGCGAAGTGAAGCTAACTGATGAACAAAAACGCGTTTATAAGGATCTAAAGAAGCACGCCACGGCTGAGCTGGAAAGCTCCGATCACGTCACCGCCGGCATGGTGATCGTGCAGATCCTACGGATGCATCAGGTCCTGATGGGACGCGCCGTCGATGAGAATGACGTGACGCATGACCTTGGCGAGCACCGCATTGCTACACTGCTTGAACTGCTCAATGAGACCAGCGAGAAGGCAGTGATCTTCTGTAGCTATGTCGCCGACGTTCAGAAGATTACCGCATCAATCATCAAGGAATTTGGCGAAGGCTCTGCTGCCCGGTTCTGGGGTGGTTACGAAACCCGCGAAGTTGAAGAGGCACGTTTCAAGACTGATGCAAATTGCCGATTCATGGTGGCGACGGCTGCCGCCGGTGGCTTGGGGCGTACCTGGGACTGCGCCAGCATGGAAGTGTTCTATTCCTCAACCAACAATCTCGAACATCGCATGCAGGCCGAGAGTCGTACACTGGCGGTCGGTAAGACCCAATCGATGTTATATGTCGATCTGATTGTTCCTGGCACAGTTGAAGAAGAAATTTTAAATGCGCTACGCAACAAGATTGACATGGCGACTGCCATCACTGGTGACAACTACCGGGAATGGCTTGTGTAAAGGAGGATGAAATGGAAATCCGAGTCATTGGTAACGAGATCGAGTTCAACGGTTATCTGGTGGCGCATATTACAAATGGTTGGCCAACGTTGCAGGCTGACTTTATCAGAGCACTCCATAACTATGAAGAAGATATGCGGACTTTAAAAGATGAATTAAAAGACACAATAGCTAATCTGAATCATGCTGAAGATGAGATTTCTGCTTTAAAAGATAAGCTCAACACAATTAAGGATTAATTGGCGTGAGCGACTCGAACCCGTTCCACCAGCTCGGCTACTGGTGGTTCCGCGACAGCGAGGGCCGCGTGCGCAAACAATGACCCGGTACTGGGCCCGCTACGACCGCTACGTCCGTCTGCTGTCAGCCAGCCGTCGGCTGTTGGTGGAGATCAACAACCTCAGCGACCGCGTGATGCTGGAGCAGGACCGTCCCCGAGGCGACGTCGCCGCCAGTCTCTACGCCAGGGCCAGGCGGTTGGTGACGAGGATCGACAGGGAGTTGAGCAGATGATTAACTGGACGGAGAAGGTCATCGAACGCCTCAAGGCGTTGCATGCGGAAGGTAAGACGCGTGGAGAAATTGTGCGCATCTTGACCGGTGAGCTGGGTGTGAGTGTCACGCGCAATGTGGTCAGTGGCAAGTGTCACCGCCTCGGCCTACGGCTGAACCCTGAAACCAGAGAGGCGTACACGGTCGAGCCGCCACAGCGCAGGACGCCGCCGCCCTCTGATCGCCAGACCAGGGTCCTCGACAGCTCATTCCAGTGGAACACGCCGCGCGCCATGACCCAACGGAGGCCGGCGGCAACTATCGTTGATCTGGATCTCAACCAGTGCCGCTGGCCCGTCGGCAAAGATGAGCATGGCACTTTTCTTTTCTGTGGGTGTCGATCCGTAGATCACTTTCCATACTGTGCCGCTCATGTGGCGAAATCTTATACCAGGGGGAAACAATGGTGACAGCCTTAGACACAATCATCATCATCATCGCAGCGATGCTCGCGATCAACGTATCGGTACTAGTTGTCATGTGGCGGCGCGGCCCGCGCGATCCAGAGACGGAGATGCAGGACATTGAGGAGGAAGCTGCGCACTGGAGGCGGTACCGCTCTCTAAAGAACGACGAGGATGCCTCATGACCGCGACGCCGGATTACTCAGCGATAGAAGCAGAAATGATTGCAATTGGTATCACGCGCCTCACACGTTGGGAACTTTATGTTGAGATTAGTCGGCTGCGGGCGGCGCTGGAATTTATCTCCGCAATGCGGGGCATGACCTTGATAGCCCCCTCTCTTGGAGATGATTGCGACAAGGCACATCAGTTAGGAGCTAACAAAGCATTTGAGCAAGTGGCCGACACTGCGCACGACGCCCTGCAGGGGCTTGATTCGTGACCCCCGGTTTTTCGAGGCTCGTCGATATCCTATTGCCGAGCCAGGGTATTGTTATGGTCGCATATGAAGGCTATTTCGACGAAAGCGGCGATTTCGATGTAGGGCCGAAGATTTTCTGCGTTGCAGGCTATTTTTTTACCTCCGATGCCGCGAAAACAATGGACGTGGACTGGCGCAAGGTGCTGAGCGATCACAGCCTCCCTTATTTTCACATGGTCGATTGTGCGCATGGCGTCGGGGTTTTCAAAGAGAAGAGCAAAGATGAAAGAATAGAAATAGCAAAAAAACTCATCGATCTAATCAAAAGAGGAGTATTGGCTGGCTTTTCGGTGCTCACTAAAGCTGAATACTTTTCCGCGTCGGACGATGAACCGGATGAATACAGTTCCTGTGTGTCAACCTGTGTTACGGCTCTTAGGTCTTTTCTAGAAATTCACCGGCTTTCGGGAGATATCGCATACTTTTTTGAGACCGGCCACGAGAACCGAGGCCGAGCCTACAAGCACATCGCACAAAGATTGAAATCAACATCTGCGTCTATTTCCTTCGCAGCGAAGCAAAAGGTGTGTTTGCTGCAAGCGGCGGACATACTGGCATGGCAGAGCGCCAAATATGTAAAAGACCGTTTCTTCGGCACCCAACCTGCGCGCCCTCCGCGCAAGGATTTTATGAGCCTCTTGGAGATTCCACACACTCTCGCGTATGTCACGACGACAAATGGTGAGCGGAGTCTAGTAGTCGAGGATTGGCCACTAAGCGTGCGATCTCCAATAACTACGATGCTGACGATAAATAACGACGGCCCTATGCCATATTTCTTCGATGGCGAGGAAAAAATTCCAATTACCCCCATTGAAAGCACTGACGGATTTAGAATGGGCGGGAGACAAATGTGCTATGTCAAATTCACCTCACTCAATGGGAAAGAATTTGCTCTTGCTTTCGAGGAGCGGCGATTATTGGAAGCTATTGGCGCTCTGATGCATGCGATGAGTATTTATACCGACAGCGACGGCCCAATCATTAATTCCGATTCGATAAGCATTGAGGAAACTAGCCATGGTAAGATATTGCGCGTGGTGATGGGCGGAGCGCCGGTGAGTTTTCTACTAAGTGAAGATTCAATGCGAAAGCTGAAGAGTTCGCTATCTTGATCGGGTCGCCAAATGTCACTGGAACGAGTATGTCCATGTCCCTCGATCTTAAATTCAGACCGACTGCAAAACCCGCGAAGAAGAAACACGCCCGCGCTGGTCACGCAGTTCCAAGAAAACCTCGACTGCTCGATTTATTCTGCTGCGCCGGCGGAGCCGGGGTCGGCTACAGCCGCGCCGGGTTTGAGGTTGTCGGCGTTGACATAAATCATCAGCCGAACTACTCGCTGCCATTCATCCAAGCGGACGCCCTTACCCTAGACCCGAAGTTTATCGCTTTGTTTGATGCCGTACACGCTTCGCCGCCGTGCCAGTCGTACTCTGACCTCGCCAAGCGGAACAAAAACGCTGATGAGTGGCCGCGTT